AGACAATTTCAACCCCACGGTGGGGTTGAAGTTGTCGGGGATCGAGGTCAGCGAGCTAAGGTACAGGCCCCCGCCCACGGTGGGGTTGAAATTGTCTGGGATCGAGGTCAGCGAGTCAAGGTTCAGGTCCCCGCCCACGGTGGAGTTGAAATTTTCGGGGATCGAGGTCAGCGAGCTAAGGTACAGGCTCCCTTCTATATTTTCCTCGCCCAAAAACTGGGCGACGGTTATTTTGTGATTCTTGCAGAAATCTTTTATTTTCTCGCTCATATTATAGTTTAATTTTGTAATTGCCATTATTTTTACTGTAAAACAAACATAGGAAATCGATTCGACAATAACAAAACAATAATCAAATTATTTCTACGATTTGTCTATTTAGAATAATTATTGTAGCTTACGTCGATGATTACCAGATTAGTGCTTGATGAATTGCCTCCAGGGTTAAATGGAACTGAAGGATTAATAAGAGAGCACTTTTCAGCAAGGAAGAAAAGAAAGGATAGGTATTTTATTAAAATACGCTCCCAGACTTTAAATAGGCATAAGGGACCAGTAAAAATTACGTATATAAGGTACTGTAATAGATTTATGGACTGGGACAATGCGTCAGCTTCGGTAAAGCTTCCGATGGATTGCCTTAAGGATGCCAAGATAATAATTGACGATAGCCCTAAAATAGTTGTCGAATTTTCTACTAAACAGGTTTTAGTAGATAGAAAATCTCAAAAAATAGAGATAATTATAGAAGATTATGATAACACCAAAGAATAGCAAACTCCCTGACGATGAGTTTAAGGATTTATTTTTAAAGATACATAATATTGCAGGAGACCCACTGCAATTATCTCCCTCCATAAGGAAGTATGAAGAGTTTACTTCCTATGGAGGAACTCCTGAAGGGATGCTTAACCGGGATAAGGTTATCCATTATATCAACTACATGTACTCGGAGCGGTCTCCGCTCATCAAGAACTTCCGAGACAACTTAGGAGAAAGGAAACTTAATGCCGCCAAGATGGCTGGCTTTGATTCTAAGGAAATTAATGGGGATAAAGTAAAGGATGAGCTTTTTGATCTGAAGGAAGAGAAGGTGTTTAAGATGATCATGACCTTCATCAAGATTCAGAAGAATACATTACTCTCTAGTATTGTTACAGCAGAGCAGGCGCTCTATGAGTTTCATGGTATCATCGCGAAGCCATTGCAGAGTACAGATGAGAAGGATGTAACCATTGCAGCAAAAAACAAAAGTGCTATCTTAAAAGAATGTGACGAAATACGTGAGAGACTAAAAGGTTACTACAAAGAGTTCTTTGGTGATAATGATGATGTGGCTAAGACTTATAAGAGTTCTGATCTAATGCTCACTACTCCAGAGGAAATTTCAACTATAAACAGAAAATGGTAATGGCAGAAGAAAAACAAGTTATTAAAGCACTCCATAAATTAACTCAACTTCATAATAAGAAAGCCGCACAATGGCTTCTTGTAGAAGATAAGGCATTTGAATCAGAGAAAAGTGAGGATTTATTTCATGCTGATCTTACCTATGATTTCACAAGAAAATTTACTTTGTGGATGGCATGGATTTCACAGCAGAATGACATTGATATAAATCTAAAAAGTATTGATGACTACATCAATCACTTTTCAGAAAAAGTATATAAACCAGAATAAATGTTCTCCCCTTTCGCTGGTGGCACAATAGAAAAGATACAGGGGCTGAAGATTCATATTCCTCCTGTAGGATTTGTTCCTGATTATTACTCAGGAACAGGAGAGCTTGTGCCCACTGAAATACTATTTGCTGACAAAGAAAAAAAGGATCAGTACTGGAGAAGGCCATTTGATATTAAAGATTACAATACCAAGCGTGCTGCTGAGCTAAGAATGCAGAAGGCTAATCCTGATTTTAAAGACGATAAGCTTTCGGTACTTAAGACTACAGAGTGGCAACGACGATTGAATGGCGTATGGTTTATGAACGATGGACACCCTACTTATATTACAGGGCTGCTATATTTTTATTTAACCCATTGGAAGATTGATGATGGCTATCCTGAGTACAGGATAAATGACAGAGAGAAGTCTCTCTTCTGGCAATATTGCTGTGAAGATCCTGATTGTCTTGGAATGATTGAAGCTACTCTTCGTCGCGGAGGAAAGACCTATTTTGCTGGTGCTGCTACCTATGAATACATATCCAGGACTAAAAACTCTCGCGGAGGAATACAATCAAAAACCGACGTAGATGCGCGTGATTCGGTTTACAGGAATGCGATCATAGCACCATTCAAGCATCTTGTAGACTTCTTCAAGCCTATCTTCGATGAAGACAAAGGCGCTAACCCTAAAGGGGAGCTTTCTTTTACCAAGACAATCCGTAAGGGTGATGATGTTCTTACCTTCTTCGAGGAGGAACTTAACTCAGTAATAGATTTTAAGGCTGCCGATCCGCTGTCTTATGATGGATCGAAGTTAAAAAGATATATCTCCGACGAGTGTGGGAAGCTCGTAAAGCACGATATTTATGAAAGGCATAACGTTGTTAAGTTTTGCTGTACCGTAGGAACTGAAATAATAGGAAAATGTCTGTACACTACTACAGTTGAAGATAAGGAAGATGGTGGGGGTAATTTTGCCATCCTGTGGCACGCCTCCAATCCTCTTAATAAGGGAGAAAATGGTAGGACCCAATCAGGGCTCTATAAGTTCTTCATGCCTGCTGATCGGGCGATGAACTTTGATAAATATGGGAATCCTGATATCAAAGGGAACCTTAAGAAGATTATGGAGGATCGTAAATCCCTTGAGGGGAATCCTAAAGAACTAGCAGCTCAGATTAGAAGGCAGCCTCTCAATGAGAACGAGCTCTTCATGACAGACTCTCAGAAGTGTCCATTCAACGTAATGGAGCTTACCAAGGTAAAGGAATACTGCATGAATCTTACTGGAGATGACGTGGAAGACCTTGAGATTCGCGGAGATTTTATCTGGGCAGAAGTGGATAAAAAAGCTATGTTCACTCCTAATGAAATGTCCGGTAAATGGTTTGTAAACTTCCTTCATATAGAAGCCCAGCAAAACAGGGTGTCCGATAATGGATTCGATGAAAATAAATATGCCCCAGAAAATGATGAACGCTTTGCCATGGGATGTGACCCAGTAAACTCTGGGTCAGAGGCCGTACACGGACAGTCTAAGGCAGCAGCAGCAGTCTTCAGAAAGTATGATATGAATCACCGCGAAAATAGATCTGATACCTTTATAGCAGATTACCTATTTGACCCAGATGACCCTTCTGATTTCTATGAAGACATGATCATTGCCTGTCACTTCTTTGGATGTAAAATCCACATCGAGAACCAGAAATTTGACATATATAACCACTTCAAAAGAAGAGGTTATAAGCAATTCATCATGACCCGTCCGGAGAATACCACTATGGACATTAAAAAGAAGATAGAAGGCACCCTGGGAACCTCTGCCTCCTCTTCTATCATCGACCTGTATATTACAAGGCTAAAAACCCATATAGCCAAAAGAGGTCATGCCTTGCGCGGGAAGAGGATGATACAGGACTTTCTTGACTTTACCTACGATACCAGAGGTCAGCGAGATTTAACAGTAGCTGCTGGGTTTGCCATCTTGGCTGCTGAGGCTCCCTATGAACCCAAGGCCGACCCTACGCCTATACATAAAATGTGGGGATATTTCAAATAAAAAACCATCTATTTAACATAATAAATTTAAATTCGTATATTAGGGACAAAAATCACGCTGATATATGGAATTTAAGACCAGAGTTACCAATACCGGAACTTACCATGAAGACCAATTTGGTAACTTAATAACTACTTCCGGAAGGCCGTCTGGGCTCATAGATCAGAAGAAAAAAGGCAAGGAGTGGATTCTAGCCAATATAAAATCCATCTATGTCGATTACAATCGATACTTCCCCAATATGTTTTTTAACAATCGCCTTCAGTGGGATGAGAATATTTTATACTTCCAAGGACTAATCGATCCAGGTAAATACATCCAACGTGCCGATCAAAATAAAGCAGAAACTAAGAACGTAGCTTCAGTAAATTATGATAAGCGTTTTTTAAATGTCCTTTCAAAATACGTTAGAATTCTATTAGGCAAGTTATCTGAAGTACAGTTCTCCATTACGGCTACTCCTGTCAATCCTCTTGCGCGTCAGCACATGAAGGAATATAAGGCAAAGATTCAAGCTGCCACACAAATAAAATTACTTGCTGAACAGCTTGACAATCCAGATCTTTTACAAGTCCTGTCCGATGCAGGATTTGATGATCTTCCGGCTGATGATATTGAAGAGCAAATTAAGATGACAGAATCATTGCCGTATCAGGCAGCGATGAATATAGAATCCTATTTGAAGTATATAAGCTACCTCAATGGATTAGACCAGAAGCTTACTGAAGGAGACCTTGACCTCATTTCCTGTGGGGTAGTAGCAGTAGAAGAATGCTACGATGCCAATGGAAATCCAATGTCTGAGCGTGTAGATCCAAGAAGTCTACTTGTTGGGTGGAGTAATAATGAGGACTTCCGAGATAATCAAGAAGTAGGAAAATTCAGGATGATCACCATGAATGAGCTAGTGCAGGAAGATATCAATGCGGATCTTGCTGATTGTTATTCAGAAATTGAACAATTTAACGTAGGTAGATATGGAAATCAAGTACTATGGAACCCTTACTCCCAAGGAGCTGGGTTTAGGAATATGGATTACGTCTATGCCAAAAATAGAATTCTCGTACTGGATGTGTACTTTTACTCATACGATGAAGATACCTATGTAGCTAAAAACGACAGAAATGGGAATAGGCGCGTAGACAAAATGGCCTTTGGATACTATAGTGGCAGATCCAACAACGGTCCGAAAGAAGAAGACTTCAAGAAGAATAATCCGGATAAGGAACTTTACAGAACAAGGACTAAGAATATCTACAAGGGAACATGGTTGGTGGGCACAGACTATATTTATAACTACGGCCTCTACCGGAACATGGCCCGTACTAAAAGTGATCCGGTAGACACCAAGCTTCCTATCCTCATCCAGGCACCATTGATGAGAAATGGTAAATCTGCCTCTATCTTGGAAGAAATAAAAGTAATTGCAGATGCAGCTAATCTTACTTGGCAGCAGATGCAGAACGCTACAGCTCACGCCAGGCCACCTGGATTCGAGTTCAATACTGATGCTTTATTTGAAGCTACCAAAGGACTAGGTGCCCATGGTTACGACTTTGAAAAGGTTATGGAAAACATGCTTATCCATAACATAATTCCTATGTCCACCAAGAACCTTGCTGGGGTAAACAGTGGGGCACGTCCCTTCCAAGAGATTGAAGGAGGGCTAGGATCGAGCTTCGGCCAATGGGCAGAATCTCTTAAGTTCTATCTTTACATGCTTCAAGAGATAACAGGATTCAGTTCTGTTGCCGCAGGGTCAAATGTTCAGTATACTGGGAAAGAGGTAGCGAATTTGGCTATCGATACAGCGGACTATTCTATAAAGCATCTCTTCAGTGCGAAGAAATACCTATACCAAGATCTTATGAATCTTAAGGCCATGATGGGCATGGATTCAATAGCCGAAGGCAGAGCACAAGGAATAAGAACAGGATTGGGTGGAGTATATGAGTTCTTTGAAATAAACAAAGAGACTTCATTGTACGACTATGCAATTATGGTAGAGTTCAAGCCTACTGCTCAAGAATGGCAAGAATTCAATCAAATGATCGCTCAAGCAATAGCAACTCCTTTGGATCAGGGCGGCATTACACTTTCTGATGCTGGAAGAATAAAAGAATGTGAAACTATTAAACAAGCAAACGCCTACTTATATGTCGCAATCAGAAAAAACATGCGAGAAGCCCAGCAGCAACAACTCCAAATGCAACAGACAAAGGCTCAGCAAGATCAACAGACAGCGCAGCTTAGCCAACAGGCGCAGGTCGCTCAACTCCAAATGAATGAAGCTTCCCAGATAAGAATAATTCAGGCTACGGAGAACGAAAGAAGGCTTACAGAGAAGCAGAAGTTTGAATACCAGATGCAGCTTAAGAAACTGGAAGGGCTAGTTAAAACCGATCAATTACAACGTCAGGGACAAATAGACGCTCATATTACCGATAAGAAGGTGATGGGGAATATTGATAGAGTGAAAACAAATACATTGCAGGTAGGATCATAAAAAAAATACCACCGTTTGCAGCAGTGGTATTTAATTGAATGGAAACTTTTGACGAAACACCCCAGGAGACTAGTGATCCCCGAGTAACGTAGATTGATAACCAAATATACTAATTTATTTCTTTTGCGCAAAGATCATCTGCTATTTCGTTGAATTTATTTCCATTAATTCTAGCTTCCCGTATTCTCTTACGCTCTAATGCATCATCAGGAGTGTTCCCTTTTAATTTTATTCCCAGCCTAGTGGCCCTTCTGTCAAATGTTAACATTCGTTGAAGTGCTGGACTTTTTTTCTTCCTTTCATTACGGAGATTCCTACGCTCTTTACCTATCTTATATCCTTCTTTTTGTATTATCATCTGGCCAACCTTATTTTTTCTATACGAAAATCCAGATTGCTTATTTGATACTACTGGGCATGTTTTATTTACATTGTAATTAATGTCCCATGTTTTAAGTATTACTTCATATTCACGAAGGAGCATATCTTCTCTTGAAGATAAATTTTCTGTAATTATTGAAAATTCAAAATTTTCTTCTTTGAATTCAGTAAATGCACGCTGTAGTTTTCTATTAGGGTGGGTTCCTTTTCTTAGTTGACTAAGATGTTCTGATTTTCGAACCCTAAAGTTATTAGTAGATCCGACATAAATCATTTTAGTTTTAATATTCTCTATTTTATATACTGTATACATAGTATTAATTAAAATAACTTAGTTCTAGATCAAGAGGGTTGAGGAGAAGACACAATTGTCCCTAGTGAAACAATCGTGTTTATTCGATTTAGTTCTGAGTCCTGTCGGGCGCATCGAACGACACAGTATACAATCACACTTTGTATACATATAAGACTATTCGGAATCGAGTGTGCTATCCGGGGGTAGGCTGCCTCTTAATTGCCCTGCGGTCCTCACCACGTTTACCGCTGTACAACTAACACGAACCGTTACTATCCCGGGCATGTTAGAGGTGGCTGGGCTTGGTGGTATAAAACGCAAAAAGCCCAGCGGTAAGGACGCTGAGCTTCTGCATGGGAGACGTCTTTCCTAAGAAATTGTCTTTGATAATGCTTTCTACCTATACTGTCCTTACCAGTATTTGTTTCAAATATATACAATAATTATTAAAAAAGTAAACAGAAAGGCAAAATATTTTATTTTGATAAATATTTCTTTTATTGAAATATTATTGTAAGTTTGAAAAAAATAAACTTAACCGAAGATAAAATGACTACTCCGATAAAAGATTTCTGCAAGAATCACAAAATAACCGTCGCCCAGTTTTTGGGCGAGGAAAATATAGAAGGGGACCTGTACCTTCGCTCGCTGACGTCGATACCCGAGAACTTCAACCCCACCGTGGGCGGGGACCTGTACCTTCGCTCGCTGACCTCGATTCCCGACAACTTCAACCCCACCGTGGGCTGGCGCCTAGACCTTCGCTCGCTGACCTCGATACCCGAGAACTTCAACCCCACCGTGGGCGGGGACCTGGACCTTCGCTCGCTGACCTCGATACCCGAGAACTTCAACCCCACCGTGGGCGGGAGCCTGTACCTTGGCTCGCTGACCTCGATTCCCGACAACTTCAACCCCACCGTGGGCGGGAGCCTGTACCTTCGCTCGCTGACCTCGATTCCCGAGAATTTCAACCCCACCGTGGGCGGGGGCCTGTACCTTGGCTCGCTGACCTCGATTCCCGAGAATTTCAACCCCACCGTGGGCGGGAGCCTGTATTGGAAAAACGGCAACAAGCACATCGGATCTAAAGTGAACCGCAACTTTTTCTGGGAAAAGAACGACAAGATTTATGCTTACATCGACGGTATATTCTGCGAAGTTCTGAGCGAGAAGCAGCAGACGATCAACGAAGAGACGTGCAAAATTTATTCTGCAAAAAAGGTTAACAGAGACGAGCATTTCTTCGTGGTAAACAAGGGGGAATATTACGCACATGGCGAAGATCTACAGAAAGCATTTGGAGATTTGCAGTTCAAGATCGTAGCAGAAAAGCTTAAGAATAAGCCGATTGAGAAAGACACAATGATCACAGTGAATCACTATAGGCTGCTCACAGGGTCCTGTGAGATGGGGGTCAAAAGTTGGATGGAGCAAAATAAGATCACTAAGGAGGTGATGCGGGCTGATGAACTCCTCCCACTGCTCAAAAAAACCAATGCCTATGGAGTGGAGAAATTTGAGAAATTGGTGAAGTTTTAAAAAACAGAGTCATTAGTAAAGGTATAGACTAATAGATTAATGAATCCGATTAAGAAAAAATATGAATTTAACTATCAATGGAGCGATAAGCAATTCTTTATCTACGCTTGTCTTACTTGGGATCTTCAAAAATTCTATAGAGATTGGATTGAACAGGGAGGAAAGACAGGTCGTGAGCAATTCTTCATCACCAATTCATTGGGGGAATTAGAGCACCTTTATTGGAGACCAAGCCCTATTTGTTCAGTGAGCGGAGAACGATTAACAAAGGAAAATATTGACGTGTTACCTGGATATTGGACTCCAAACCTATGGAAGCCAGTAAGAAAAGATATTTTAGCGGAAGCTAAACGACAAGAAGTTATTTGGTGTCAAAATCTTGACTGTAGCTGTAGTGATTGCTACTTCATGCACAGAGCAAAAATATGGTGTACAAAGTTTAATAAAAAGGCAAAGGTAGAACCCAATACAGCAAACCCTGAAAATATGAATTGCTTCCAACACAGGAAGGAAGTGATTGAGTTCCCCTATAAGAATGGTATGCCTAATCCAAAATATATTCAATGATCAAAATCCTTGACCTAACAGCCAACACTTCCAGTGCTATTTCCTTTTATCGGAGTAGGCTTCCCTTTGCAATACTGCAGAAAGAGTACCCAGAAATTGAGGTTATTCCTTATTCTGGACAGCCAATTACTTGGGACTTTCTAGTTCTATTTAACATAATATTTGTAAAGTCTCCGTACAAGAAAGCTGATTTGGATAACATTAAGCTTGCCAAGAGATTAGGCGTTAAAGTAATTGTGGATATTGATGATTATATTTTTGAGGTTCCTGGGCACATTGCCGGAGCCTCAGAGTTCAATAGTAAGCAAACGCATGATATCGCTAAAGAATGTATGTGGCTTGCTGATCAGATTTGGGTATCCACCGAAACTCTTGCAGGATATCTAAAATACGAAGCCGGGGTTGGGACCAATGTTCACATCATTAGGAACGCTTATGAGCCACTTGTTTTTAACAAGGCCCCAGAGTTTAATAAAACACAGAACCTTCTTCACAGGGGCTCCTATGCCCACATGGAGGACGTGCAAGACTTCTCCAATGATCTAGTAGAAGTAATTAATGAGCATGAGTGGCACGTTGATTTTCTGGGACTATCTCCTTTGTTCCTTAGAAAGTTTCATAATGCCAAGTATCATGACTTCCGATCGGTAGTTGATTACATTGCATATCTTCCTACTCTCAGATGCAGTATTAATGTTGTTATGTTAAATAGAAGTTCTCCCTATTCAATGTGTCATAGCAATAATGCTTGGATAGAGGGAACTTATGCGGGAGCTGTAACTTTAGCTCCGGATACTGCCGAATGGCACCGGCCTGGAATAGTAAATTATGGATCTGACTTCAAGGAAAAGCTGAAAGCCATGATCACAGGCGAATATGATTTAGAATCACTTCACAAGCAATCATGGCAATTCATTCAGGAGAATTGTCAGCTAAAAACGGTAAATCAGCTTAGGATTAAGCTAATGGAGCGTTTGATGCAGCAACAACAGCAGAGTAAGGATTAGTTACATCTACTTGATCTGCTCCTCTGCCAGAGGAAGGATCTGCATAACGGAAAGTTGTTCTAGCGCCAGAAGGCTGAGTAGCGAAGCTATCTAAGCTTTGAGCGTCAACAATAAATGCTGTATTGAAAGCTACGTCTACCGCAGTTGCAGCAGTAAGAACTTGCTCTACTGCATGACCTTTTACTACGTGGAGTGTTATTAGGATTGCCATAGTTGTATATTTTTTTATTAAAAATACGGCAATCAATACGTTAGGCTAAAAATAAACTCATCTAGGAGTTATTGGATGCTCTGATTTTATTCGTTCTAATTCCATTCTCATTGACTTAGACAGATACGATTCTTCTCTGTACGTAAGCGCTATAGCAAAATCTATTGTGATTAATAGCCTTACCCTTTTTCTTTTTTCCTGGAGACTGGAGAAATTGTCTATGTGAAAGTAGTCTCTATTTTTTATCCCACATCTTATAACATTGTAATTAAGCCATCGATGATAATTGTTTCTTTGAAAGAGAAGCATTTGGTAGAAATCCCATGTGGGGAGAACAATGACATTATTTTTTATTTCAGTCTGTATTTTTCTTGGGTTCATACTTTATACTCTCAAATACTCTTCTGCGCCTAATTTAGACAAAAAAAATGAATCTACCCGTATTTTTAATAAAAAAAATATGCCAAACGAAGAACAAGAATCTTCACAAGCTCTCGGATACGACCGAAGCAAGGTGGCCGAGGCAATGCTCGGTATAAGACAAGGGCAAGAAGGAGGCCCTGTAGATATTTCAGTCACTCCTCAAACACTAGCACAACCAATAACCCAAGAACAGCCTGTGGTTGCCGCTCCAGTTGAAGTTAGACCGGAGGCAGTTCAAGAACAACTAGAGCAAGAAATTGTAGATGATCTTGCTCCACAACCAAGTGATGATGGATCTCAAAACGTTGACGATCAGCCAGCGGCGGATGATGATCAAGGTGTAAGAGAGCTCGATGAATATGATGTAGTTGGGGTCTTACAAGAGGCTGGGATAAGTGTTAATTCATTCAAAGAAATAACAGAAGCCCTTCAATTAAGGGATCAATATAAGACTACTCAGAAGGAGTTTTCTGGTCTTAGTGAGGATGAAAAAAGGCGTATAGCTGTAGCGCGGAAGTTTGGTGATCCAAATCTTTATGACCGTGTTACCTCTGTAAACGCTGATGTTTTACCAGAAAAGGAGATACTTCGTCAGATTTATTTCCTTGAAAATTCAGGTAAATCCATCGACTTCCTTTCTAAGCAATTTGAAAGAAATTATAAAAAAGACTACGAGACCATTGAGGAAGAAGAAGATCAGGATTTTATTCGATTGAAACTTCAGGAAGATGCAAGAGAGGCCAGAGAGAAAATGAAAGCTTTTCAGGATGTCCTGAAAGCAGAAACTCTTGGAGGTGCTGAAACTCAAGAAACTCCAGATGATACCGAAGAAAGGAATCAGGCATGGAGAGGTAGCGTAGATTATGTTTTAGATAATGCAGATAGAGTCGCATATAGTATTGGTGAGACTGAGATTTCGATCCCGATGGACCCGGCTTCTCGTGATATCATCCAAAATGCAATGTATGATCCTATCCGATTTATAATGGAGGCTATTTCCGATGATAATGGCAATACCGATCACGAAGCTTTATTCGAGTTTATAATGAGGAATGTTAATTTCGAAAAAATTCTCGCAGAAGCTAAGAACACAGGTAGAGCTAATTTCCAGGAGACTCAACTTAGGCAACTCAGGAATGCTGAACCACCGAAGACTTCCACGAAGATGGAGGCTCCAGTAGTAGAAACAGCCAGAGATCAATTTGCAAAGTTTGCCGCCAACAGAAGGAATGTTTAACTGAAAAGTAAAAAGAAATCATGGCAGACATAATTGCAAATAGTAGTAATGGGGTCATTTTAAATTCGTTCACCCCGACGAATACAGGTGAGTTCCTAAGAGCGGATTCCCTGTTGTGGAAAGAGATTTTCCTTCAAGCAGATGAAAGAGACTTCTTGACATTTTCTGAGGCTAATGGTCTTTGGACAGTAGCAGAAGATAACGTTATCAGATGGCACGAAGAAGGTTGGCTTACTAACAACATCACTGTACAATCCTTCACAGGTGGAGCTACTCCAGGTGCTGTTGCTGTAATCACCATCGACGGCCCTTACCAGAAGACTGGTACAAGATCACCTTTCTCTCCTAACATGACTGTTAAGCTCGGTACTACCGACTTATTTATTCGTTCTAAAGATGAGTCAGTTGCATTCGCACACACCATCACCGTACAACCTATAGGCAACTCAGCTACTGCAACACTTAACACTGTTATCGCTGCTGGTAAAACTGTTATCCCTATTGCTCACCAGTACGGAGAGAGAAAATCATACAATGAAGGTATGATGAACATTCCAGTTCTCTTCGATGAGGATCTTGGTATTGTTAAAAATAAAATCACGCTTTCTGGTACTGCCGCTACTCTAAGATTGAAACAACGTGCTTCTTATAGCGGAGCGATGTATCAGCCTGATGAGGATGATATGAAAACCTTTATCCTTCACAAGGAAGAGATTTCATTCCAAGCATTGCTAGGTGCTGGTGGTACAGCTATTGATGCTGATGGAGATACTGTTACAATTTCTAAGGGTGTTGAAAGACAAATCTTCGAAAGAGGTAACGACTACTTGTACAATACTACAGTAACACTGGAGGATATGTACAACTTTACTAAAATCCTTATCAGAGAAAGAGCGGGCAACGAGCATGACATGAAGATGGGCAACAATGCCCACGCTGATGTTGAGAAGCTAGTTACAGACGTGATGAAAAACGGCGCAAGACTTTACCTTAACGATACCTATACTGGGTCTACTTCTAAGAAAATTAGAATGGTGGACTTCGGTTACAATGGTTTCTACTTGAACGGATTTATGTTCTACACTAAACAAGCTGTAGAATTTAACCACCCTAAAATCACTGCTGCTCCAGGCCAACCATATCCATGGTATATCATGATCACTCCGGTGGCTATGACCAAAGATCCAGTAACTGGTAAGGCAGGTTACACTGTTCAACTTGGTTACAAGTCTGCTCCAGGTCCGCACGGAAATAACTTCGACAGAAAGTTCCAATTCGGTATGGGTGGAGATAGCTCACCAGGAAAAGGAAGTGAAGTGGATGAGATCAACTACAGATATTTGACTGAATTCGGAGTTGCAGTAGCACTTGCGAATCAAGCAATTATCGCACGTAGAGCTAACATCTAAGAAAGAGATAAATCAAACAATGGGCGGGGGAAATTTCCCCCGCTTTTTAACAGACTAGAACTGTAAAGAAATCATGACACAAAGACCAGAGTATAATAAAATAAGCGATGAGCTAAAAAAAGAACTTGGATGGGATAAAACCCTCAAGCCAAATGAATCTGTAACCTTTAGAAATCTTGGTAATCCCAAGCATACTAGAGATACACAGGGAAATAAAGTTGAAATATTTAGAGCCAGTGTCAATATCCCTCCTACGGATATTATCTATGACCCATATAAAGATAATGGGCCAGGAATGGAACCGGGAGGAAATGTTGAGATAGGCGTACCGAAAAGCTGGGATAGTAAAAACAACCAGTGGACTTTCGAACAAATTGAATTCACTAAAATTGGGGACAACAAACTTACATTTTCTGGTAGGGAGCCCCATAAGAAATATATAATTGACTACTTGAGAGCTTGTAATTACAACAGGACAAACCCTCATTCAACGCCACCAGGAGGATCTGGTCATATCTTTGAAGAAGTTAAAGATCAGGAGATAGCATCTAAGAGAGTTAATATTGAGAAGGAGCTTCATAATGCGAAAGGTATCATATTTGGTATGAGTGCACCTGAGCTCGCCACTCAATTAAGTGTCTTGAAGAAGCCAGTGAAAGCTACCAAGCAGGAGAATGAAATTCAGCTTATTGACTTTATCACTGACAATAAAAACAATTACGCTAATCTTAAGAAATTCTTAGGTGGCGCAGTGGATACAAGAACACCTATCATCCACTCAATTAATAAGGCCGTTGAACTTGAAATTATTGCTTATGAAGAGAATTCCCATGTTTGGAATTTTCCTCTCACAAGAAAAATAATCAAACAAGTTCCTCCAGGTGCTGATCCTTATGATGACTTGATGAAGTATTTCTTCGAAAGCACAATAGGAAGAGGACAGCTTGCTTATGTTGATAATATGATAGAAAAGCATGGAATTGAGCAATACTTGACCCCTGCTGAAACTAAGAAAATCATAGGTAGCAAGCAGACAACTAAAGGAAAGGCTGCTACAAAATTAGAGGAAGTTGCCAATGATAGCAAAGAAGAGTAACTCAAGTTTACATACACATTAAACCACATGCCTGTAGCATAGCGCTATGGGCATGTTTATTAAATAAAAGACATGCTACCAAATACACTAACATTCACCACCTTATTCGACTTTCAGAACTCCACTGATCAGTTCTTTACACTTACTGATACTACTCCTTATTCTGATGAAGGGATAGCATTGTCTGATGTAGCTGGTATCTTTAAGATAGAAGGGCCAGCAGGTCTTATTTATGAGAATACAGACTTTGGTGATCCGGATATTGTAGGAAATGTTAGCCTTGTTTTTGATACGGTAGTTATTCCAAATGATGTGGATGGGAACCCTGTCATAGGAATTTATACCATTACTTATCAAGTTCAAATTACAGGTGGCACTCAGCCAGGAGAATACTCTACTGATCCAATAGAGTATAATTTCTGTTCTGATTATGTGAAACCTACGGTAGCACTTACGTTGGAAGCAGACTGTGACTGTGCCACCGTAACAAGTACTGATGTAACTAGCTATGCGATTAAGGGAGTAACTCCTACGATCACAAGGGTTCATAAATTATTCTATCCTGCAAATCTTGAACTTACGAATCTTACTGGAAGTGGTGTTATTCTTCAGGCTACTTATCCAAATGTATATACTGGAACTTATACTGGGAAAGTAACTTCTACTATCAGGTATACTTTCTCAGATGATTTAATGGTTCAGTGGATCATTACAGGATCAGATGAGATTCATAATGATTGTACGCTATCTCAGTGTACGATCTATTGTGGGATGAAGAGCCTTACTAATCTATTTTATCAATATGAATCAGTAGGTAATTTTGGTCAGGCAAAAGTAGTATTCTACCAGTTGATGCAGATCAATATTTTGATGGCAAACTGGATTAATGCGCGAGAATGTGGCAAGCCTGCTGATGCTGCAGTATGGATTGCTAAGATAATGGAAGTAGGCAACTTCGATGAAAATTGTGGTTGCAATGATAATACATCCGCACCTATTCAGGTTATCCCATTCTGTGGGGGATCGGGAGGTGGAAACACAGTAGTAGTTGCTGGAGATGGAAGTTTTGGAACCGATGTAACAGCAGCAACAGTTGGATCAACAACGACCTATACTGTACGACTTACCAATACTTATAAAAACTTAATACTTAATGCTCTTCAATCTCAGGATCTATCGGTTACAGCCTTTAGGGCTGCTGGTATACCTGAAGAAGGCAGAGGAGTTACAACAGTATCTGTTCCTAATGGAGGAGGTACATTAAATCTTACTGTTGGAGTATCTGATAAGGTTCAGGTATTACTTGGTAGTGGAACAATGACTTCCAGTTATACTGTGGCACTTCCTACTGGGTCATTTGTAGATGGGGATAGTTTTACTGTTATATATAGTGGAACAAAAGTACTAGATGGAAATAACATTACCATTTTTGGTATTGCCTTAACTGACCAGGAAGCAGCCAGTGGAAACTCTACAGTGTATGCAGTTTATGATACTGGCACTTCTACATGGTATGTGAGTATCACTGGAAGAACAGTAGCTTCCGCAGGACAGGAAGGATTAGAGTTTTGGGTGAATGGCCCTGATTATTCACTTGGTAAACCAGTGCTTAGAAATACTAGCCCAACCTATACTTATGTTTGTATTCAGGCAGCGGGATCTGGGTCTAATCCTCCAGCTACTACTGCTATAAATAACACATGGTGGGCCTATGTGGGAAATAAGTCTGCTCTTTACGATGGGTCGGATAATGTAATTGTAGATACAACTAATGGAACAGTTAAAATAATTCCAACTCCAGCTACATCTACAAATGTAGCAGTGCTTACTAGAGAAACTTCTGGTGAAGTAAGATCAAGATCTGATATTCAAACAACTGCACTTACTACTGGATCTGTTTGGAAGGGTGTAGGCAGCGTAGCAACGCCAATAACTTTTAATGAGGATTTCTCTCGTGCTGCAAGTATTTCTGTTCCAATTTCAGGAACTACAGATACAAACGTAGCATCTGGAGGCGCGACTATTACTCTTGTTCCTGGAACTAGTAAGGAACATCAAGTATTCAATGGTACAGTAACATTGGCCGCTTCTTATACTATCACAATGAGTACCCCTGCTGGAATAGTAGATGGAGATCATTTTGTAATTGTATGGAAGTCTATTTGCACGACAGCATCCAATACGGTAACAATCGCAGGAATAGCTCTTACTGATGCAGAAGCATTTAGTGGAAATGTAATGGTTTATACTTATTACGATCTAAGTGCTGGAGCATGGAAGGCATATAAGGTTGCCTATGGTTCATTGCCTATTGGGACGGATACTCAAACTATACGATATGATTCTACTGGCACTCCTGTAGCTAGTTCAGCTTTAACTAACGATGGTACCGATATTTCAGTTGCTAATGCGTTTAATGTTGGATCAAGATCCAATGCAGCAGGAACAAATTCTGAAGTAATAGGTATATCAAATGAAGCTAGTGGAAATCAATCCTTATCTCAAGGTGCTGGCAATGTAGTAACAGGAGAAAATTCTTTTGCTTCTGGATCTAGCAATACTGTTAGTTCTGATAATGCACAAGCGTTAGGAGTAAATCTTATTGTTAGTGGCAATAGAGCACAAGCATTAGGATTTAATAATACTTCCAGTGGATTCGCTTCTTTTGTTGAAGGAAGTGGAAATACTTCCAGTGGCTCAACTTCTCATGCAGAAGGTTCAGTAACACAGGCTAGTGGCCAAGGAGCCCACTCAGAAGGAAGTACTACAGTAGCTTCTGGTGATTTTTCTCATGCTGGAGGAAATAATGCAGTAGCATATTTAAATAGTCAGATGGCAAGAGCTTCTAGTGGATTTAATACTGCTGGATCTGCTCAAAAGTCGGATATTTATCTTATCGTTTCTACTACAAATGCCACAATAACAGAGATGTTTATTGATGGCTCTTCAGTAAGAGCAATTATTCCAACAGGAAAAACATGGGGATTAAGAGGAACTGTTGTAGGCAGACAAACCGGAGGTGCAGCAGGCACTCCTGGTGATTCTACCATAGAAACATTTGCCGGAGTGCTCAAAAATGTTTCTGGAACAGTATCTTTAGTGGCTGCCATAACGCCATCTCAAGGAGATACTGATGCGGGACTTTCTGCTACAATAGTAACAGTTACTGCTGACAATGTAAACAAGTCATTAAAAGTACAAGTAACAGGCGTAGCTAGTAAGACTATTAACTGGTTCGCCCACATTGAACTCTTTGAGGTAACGATATAATGAATATAGGACAAGCAAAAGATTACATCTTCGCGTTGGCTCGTAAGAACCAGATTGGCTATCTAAATATAGATGGCTTCAATCTGTATGCCCGTCAAGCACAGCTTGACAAGATCGAGAAACTTAGACTTCAGTATGAACTTACCTCCATTGTGTCTGATGAATTATCTCCTGTCATTAAAACTGTTGAGCATGCACTGGATTCAAATGGAAGATTTACAAAGCCCGATGATTTTATTTATCAGGTAAACCTGGAGTCTTTCATCTTTAAGAATGCAACAGATTGCATAGCCAATGATGGATACAATACCTGGACGGAAGTAAAAAGTGTAACTCAGGACAGAAAAAATTATTATCTCAATAGTGGCATCGTTCAACCCGATAACTTCTATCCTATCGCCGTTGACTTCGGGACGTACTTCGATGTGTATCCAAAGAAAGGTGGAATGAAATATCGGCTCACCTATATCTCAAATCCTGTCGCTCCGCGCTGGTCAGGTATTGGAACACCTCCGATATATGATCCGAACACAAGCGTAAACTGGACGCTCCCTGAAATTACACACAATGAGCTTTGTGCTACTATTCTTACCTATATTGGTCTTTCTACCAGAGATGGCGAATTGTATCAGGGCGCTACTGCCGAACGCGAAAAAGGAGGTATGGCATGATCCCATTTACTAAAAAACAACAGATAGCAGAACAGATACACCGTCTTTTAGATGGTGGTGCACCATCCGCGGATTCGGTATATGATAATCGAGAGATACAACTTTACGTAGATCAGGCGCTGGCCTATTTCGTAAAAATTTCTATCCTGGAAGGAATAAGATCTGGCGATACTGATATTCCGGAGCCTTATACCGTTACATTTCCAAGTGTGACTGTACAGAAAGATGAAGAACTTCTTCTGAACTATGTAGATATTCCTGCTCAGTACTTAAGTCTTCCTAAGAATGGAGGACTTAAAAGCATACGCCCTAATCCGGCAAGTTTCCCATCGTCAATGACTCCTACGGTAGCTCAGCTCAATTCCTTTATTCCTATTGGAAATGGAGGATTGAATTTTGTAAATTCTCATAAAGGGGCGTTTCTACAAGGTAATGTAGGGTTCTGGGGAGAAGGGAACAGGGCTTATTTTGATCAGAATCTTGATAAGCTTGGCATAAAAAAAGTTATATTGCAATTAATAACAACTTCTTCGGAAGCCATAAATATTTCCATGGACCTGGAGCAACAAATTATAGACTATGTTTATAAATTGATGTCTCCACAGATTCCACAGGATGATCTTTCTAATACCAACCCGGTTAAACGTCAGTTATGAGTACTCAGGGGTATGTAACACTGGATTCAATTATACGTTCTGCTTGCGAGGAGAGGGATGACCTTAGCCTTAAAAAGTACAGAAAGTATGAGATGTGGGCTCTTGAGTCACTTCAAGAGATGAGAATTGACGTTGCCCAGGAGATAAAAACTACTTCTTATACGATAGATCAATACACCCTTTCGGTTCCTTTCCCTAAAGACATGGCCAAGTGGACAAAAATTGGACATAAGGAAGGAGATAGAATTAAAGTATTTACGGTAAATAATCGTTTGATTCTTACTAATGATACTGATGATTGTGGGCTTCCAGTAAAGAATGCCAAGTACGTGCCAAATTATTCCATACTTGGATTCGATCAAAACTCAGGAATAGATGAAGCAGACAGCAATGGTTTCTGGCTAAATAACTGGGGAACCTATGCAGATACTTCCGGAGCCATTTATGGCTTTGGTGCAGGTGTACAGGGCGATGGTCAGTTCAGGATTGATAGCGCCAATAGAAGGTTTGTATTTGACTCCAGATACGCAAACAAGCTTATTTATATTGAGTATGTAACCAATGGAATTAATCCTTCCGGAGGAAGCCTAGTAGACGAAGTTATTGAACGTGCGATAAAATATTATATCCTTTGGAGAGATTGTGAAAACGACCCTAATAGAGGACTCGGTGAAAAGCAAAGAGCAGAGGATCAGTACAGGAACCAGGAGAGATTAGCTTACAGAAGAACAAGTGATCTTACATGGGACAAGATTATTCAAATATTCAGAAGTGGTGTCATGCAGACTCCTAAGAACTAAATGCAGGTAATTGACAAGAGATATTTCAGGCGTTGCAACTTCGATGATGCAGATGAATTTTTTGAACAGGGCGATTACCGTTCTGCACTGAATATTATTGTCAATACAGTAACTTCAGGAAGTGATGGAGTGGTAGAATCTATTAAAGGTAATACCAATATATTTGATGCAAATTCTTTCACGCTTCCATCAGGTACGAATAAAACATTGGGAGCATTTTCCGATGAGCTGAACAATAGAATCATCTGGTTCAACTTTAATAGCAACCATTATAATGGTATCTACATCTATGATGGCGTTACGATAAGAACTATCGTGCAAACTACTCCATTTTCTCCTGGTGATCAAATATTACTAGGAATGACTGATGGGCTTAATTTCAAGATAGATTATCTTATTAATGGAGTAGAGCTTGTTAATAACAATGGTTCTGGTTTATTATTCTGGGTAGATAACAATGGGCCGCGACAAATAAACATCAATACTGATTTTAATGGGTTAAATACTAATGAGTATCTATCAGCATTTGAACTAATTAAAAGGCCTCCTATTTACCCTCTTATCATAAGAGAAGTATTCGATTCTAACCCCTCTTCAGATATCAATAATCTTAAAAATGTAAATGGTCAATTTACATATAGATATGTTTACCATGACAACCAGAACTCTAGGTGGGCAGCAGTGTCTCCGTTTATTTCTTGTTCATATAAGCAGACAAAAACATTTGATACAGTAAGATTATCATTTCCTTTGCCGACAATTGGCTTTAATCCTAATACTTATTTAGCTGATCCATCACAGGTAGATATTTATAAGAGATTTATAAAATATATTGACGTAGCATTCAGGGCTAATACTCCTGATTCTTCAGAAGGGAATAGCCCGTTTAAATTAATCAAGAGAATAAACTTCGCTGATTATACGTCCACTAATTATCTTGCCGATATATTATTTAAAAATGACCAAAGCTATCCAGTAATAGATGAAGCTGATACGGATATTCCATTTGACTCAGTTCCACTACTTGCCGAAGCACTCACATTTGCTAAGAATAGAATAGATCTTGCCAACTGTACTGAGGGTTATGATCAGGTTCCATTTGGTGTTAATGCGGTAACTCAATCTTTCTTCAATATTCCTCTTAATACTTTAGATGGAAGAATAACAAGAGCAAACTTCTTGTCTTTTAAAAATAACAGTCAATACTCTATAGGAATCGTTTATATAGATTCTGCTGGAAGAAAGAGTAGTGTTTACACTCTTTCTGAACTTGCTATAAACGTTCCTCCTGAATTCTGGAATGCTGGGGAGATAATTACTGGAGGGGTTATAGAGAAAGGATATAAACAATGGGCTGTATCGTTTGGAATTACTACCGATCCTCCTGCATGGGCACAAGCCTATGAGATAGTTGTTTCTGAAAACCAGACAGTATCGGCATTTATTCAGGGAGTAACCAATGATGTGAATTATGTTTCCGGATATGATGTGAATGGCAATCCTATCTTCATTGATCCTATCATTGGAACAACAGATGGAGATGTTAATACTTGTGAATTATATTTAGGAGTAAATAGTATTTCCAGTAGATTTTATACAGCTAAGGAAAATAATATAGATACTCCATATTATGGGACTATCAGAAAAGGTGGCAAGTCTGATGATGGGGTTATATTGGTCAGAGTAGTAGAAAAAAGAATGCACAATCTTACCACCGACTGTAGCGGTGGTGGTGATTTCTTATCTATTAATGAACAGCGCGATGTTCCTATAGGTCATGACGGATCTGGAAACCCTATATTTTATTTAGGGTTAGATTCCAATGGAAACCCTATCACGAATTATTTACCAACAAATTTGTCGGATGCCATAGATATTTGGCTCGACATTTATAACTGGAATAACAATACTACAATATTCAATGGAGTAAAAAACACTACTCAGCCATCTAATAATACTCCCTATGTGTTTGCTACAGGAGATCAGGTAAATATTTACTATAAATCTGATGGAACATACCTTGGAGTGCTTGCTCAAGAGATAAAAAGTGTTCAGTTGGGAAGATATCTTGTGATTCCATATCGCGCAGAGTACACTACAACTACTCCAATCGGTCCAGGAACATTTATCGAAACATATACTCCAAGAAAAAATGATCAGACGGTAATATACTATGAATGTGGTAAAACATATCAGTTTGTGTATGCTTCAGATGGTAGTAAAACTCATCAGCCCTCTCATTTTGTTTGGCAGGGGGATGTGCATACTATGCACCATGTCCCATTATATGCAACAAACTTCTCTTATAATACCGGGAATCATTATTTCGTAGATTTCTATTCTATGAATCCTAATCCTAATAAAAGGGCTGGATTCTGGGAAAAGGCACTCGGAAGGCCAAATATTGTCAATATAAATGGCGATAAGCAACTTAAAAGAACGACCTTGTTCAGGTATTCAAATAGACTTATTGAGGATTCTAAGGTCAATGGGTTGTGTGCATTTGAAGAGTTAAACTCCCTAGATGTCCCTAACGATTATGGTGCCATCAGAAGACTCATAGGCTTTGATACCCTGATAGTATTTGTGAACGAAAGAAAGCCGAGTGTTTGTTATATAGAACAGTCCACCTTCCAGAATGCCGCTGGAGATTCCCAAGTGTTATTGACTGATAACTATGTGAATAATCCGCGTAGATTAGATGGCGATTTTGGCACAACTCATCCGGAGTCCGTATTCAAATATGGTAGTGAAGCCTTTTGGTTCAGTGATCTTAAAGGGGCTCATGTTCGATATAATAATTCAAATGGAATGTTCCCTATCAGCCAAAATAAGGCCAGAACCTATTTCCTGGCCAAGGGAACTCAATACATGAATACTGGGCTAGTGCATGGTGGCATAGATCCTACATTCAAACTTTCATTGCTGTCTTTCGTAGATGAAACCATAGGATATAACTACATGAGCGATACCTATAATGGCTTCTACAGCTTCCTTCCGGAAAGATATGCGTATATAAATACTGACATGTTCACCTTTAAGGATGGGGTACTGTGGAAGCATAATAGCAATGTACTGAACAATAACTTCTATGGAACACAGTACAAGCCATCGATGAATGTAGTTTTCAACGAACAGCAGAACGATCAGAAGATTTTCAACAATATGGAGCAGGAATCCAATGTTAAATGGTCTGCCCCGGAAATAACTAATCAAAATGGTCAAATATCCCGTTTAATAGATGATGATATAGAACTTATTGAAAACGTGTATTGTGCAGATATCTTGGGGGATTATAATGGAGCAACTGATCAAAGGGCGGCTCTTTATTATAATGGACCTTTAATGACTTCCAATGTACTGAGAATGAAAATAGAGAGTAATTCTACTGGGTTATCCAGGCTAAGATTCCTTACTCTTTATAGTCAAATAAATCAGAGAACCAATAAATAATACAAAAATAATTCATAGATTTACGTTATGCCAAATTTAGGAAACGCATTAGGAGCAGCAGCAGGCGCAGGAAGCGCGGCATTTCCTCCATTAGCACTTGCTGGGCTTGGAGTTCAGGCAGGTAGCGCTATCATACAAGCTATCAGGGCAGCTAAACAAAAAAAGCTGGCTAATGGTATCAATGCGCAGCGGCCTACTTTAAATAGAACGGCAGCTTCTCAAGAATTTGAGAATCGCGCTAGAACTATGGCGAACTCCACACGTCTTCCTAATCAGGCATATTATGAAAACTTGTTAGGTCAACAGACAGCCCAGACCGCAAATAAAGCACAACAGACTAGCAATAGTTCTGCGGAAGCCATTGCGGGTCTTACTGCGGCAGACAGGAACCAACGCGAAGGCTTAAATCAATTAGCTGGACAAGGTGCTGATTACAGACTTCAATCTGAACAGAATTTAAACAATGCTCTTGCCATGAAACAAGGAGAAGAGCTTAATATGTTCGATTATAACAAAAATCAGCCATATCAAACCCAAGTCTTAAGAAAGCAGGCGCTTACTGATGCTTCCAATAGAAATCTTGAGGGTGCATTAGGGAGTGCCGGACAACTGGCAAATGATGCACTTACTTCCTCCTTGTATAGCAAAGCTTTAAATGGCCAAAATGGACAATATAGAGGCAATATGCAGGCTGATGCTCAAGGGGTGCAACTCCAAGACACAAACGCTTCTATTGGCGGAAATATGGGCACAGGGACAAGTAATTTTGGTGATCAATATGGTAACAATCCAGATAATCCAGGGAGTTCTAATTTTGGAGGAAACCTATTGAAGAAAGTTGGTATAAAACCACGAGTTAGATCTTATAGTAAATAATGGCCCAAACGGATCTTATATCTCAGAAGTTATTAGGAGTTGACCCACGTGTAGGGTATGGCGAAGCTGGCGTGTCCTCTAATCAGGTCCCACCGCTGGACATGCGCGGCTTTGAATTGCAGGCTCAAATTAATGATCAGAAGGCAAAGGCTGAAGCAGCAAGACAAAAGGCACTTCAAGATCAAATCAATAAATTCAACTTCGTTAACGCTGAGGGAAAGCATACTCCTCAGTACGAAAAATACAAAGGCAGGTTTAATCAAGAAGCGGCAGCAATGCTGGATAGTGGGCAGGTAGACGTACAAAGATTGGCAGCTTTAAATGCTGATATAAATTCATTTGCAGAGACAGGTAATAATGAGCATACTTCTTATTTGAATGATATTGATAAGACTATCCCTGATTACGCTTCAGCTTTTGGAAAGAACGAATATAATCAAGGAGAAGCCACTACACTGAGTAATGTAAATTATAATTCTACTCCGATCGGAACGTATAGTGGAACGATCACGCGAACAAACAAATACGGACAGCAAGAGCAAGTAAGCGTATATGATCCTAAAGCAAACCCTGATCTTTATAATATTGAAGCCGCTGCCGATAATTTTACTAACAATTATAAGCAGCTTGGATTAAATGAATTTGCCAATAAGACTGATATTGAAAACGGACCTTATACTACCGTAGTTCAAAATATCAAGAATGGCATATACATGAAAAGAAACAATGATGGAACCTATTCTCCTGGTGTTTCCGATGATGTATTGAATAACTATCTTGATTATGGAGCAGTAAAAGATTACTATGCAAATAAAACACTCCCAGAAATATATAATGCAGATGTGGCCTACATAAAAGCTCACCCTGAACTATATCCTCAATATGCAGGATTGGAAGGAGATCAGATTTATCAGCAGATTCGTCAGAATGGAGATCCAGTTAGAAAGAATCTTAAACAAGATGACCTTGTTAGGGATATCGCTCGACAAGATCTTGAAAGCAGAAATAAGCAGTCTGTTCAAAAGACTTATGAATATAGTCAAGAGGAGGAAGCAGTTCAAGGAGGTATTGGGTCTAATGATTCCATTGGAACCGCTACCGAGCTTAATCAAAACAAGAATTTCTATATAACAAACTTCAATAACCCAGTAGGAGAAGGGTCTAGCAGGGCTGCTATTAAGACTGGATGGGTTCCAAGTACTGTGTATTTGGAGCAATCTAAATTGAAACCTATTGTTATTACGCCAAACAATATTACCAATGTAGAGGTAAATGCTCCATTTGCCGATGTGCTTAATGATAAAAAGCTTGCAAGTAAATATGTGAGTGGCGTTCAATTTAAGCCTACAGGAGTATCTCTTCTTCCAACTAATTCAAGTGGAAAGGTTTTAGTGGAAAATGAAAGCCAAATAAGAAAAACTTCTGGCGTTCAATACGTCCCTTATGTAAATGGCACTGTTACTGTTGACATGAGCGACTACGATAAGAATAGTCCAGAATATCAGAAAGTATTAGCTGATGCTCAGGCATCGGGAGACGAGATTAAGGGAATAGGGAAAAACATCTATCAATATACAGTTCGAGTACCTTATTATCAAGTAAATAAGCAGATGGAAGCCAACTATGGTATCACTCAGCAGCAGATAGATAGCAAGCTTTATAATCCAGCACTGAATCTTAAAAATGTAGCAACAAGCACCAGTACTCCGGCAATAGTTCCGGCACAATGGTAAAATATAAAATAATTAATAATGCCAGGACCTAATCCATTAGTAGATTTTGTAGTCAATAAATATTATGGCGGAGATACATCACAATACGATGCTATCAAGGAAAAGCTATATAATGATCCTGCTGATTTTGAGACTTCTTTACAAGAAGGGTATAATAAGCTTAAGTCAGAAGGCAAGACTGCAGCTAAAACCTATGGAGAATTCCGTACCACTTTTGTGGGTGCTTATGGTGGACCTGCAGTAGTAAAAAAAAAAGGAAATACACCCCAAGACCAAAGCCAAGCGCCCCCGCTCAGCCCAAATTCACCGGCTGGAACAAGTGGAGATTTATTCGCAGGTGCAAATCAGCCTGGGACGCTTTCTGCTCCACCAATTGATGCTCAGAATGTATTTGATCAGTATAAAAATTCACTACCTACAACTTTTGCTCCTGATTTAGCACCTAAAGGAGGAGTGACTGATGAAGAGCTTGCAGCGGAGCCTTCTACTAATCAACCGTCTACTGTTATTCCTATTGAAGGTGGACCTGCTAAGACGAGTCCCTTCCTACAGACTACACAAACGGATAATCCAAACATTCTTAATAATCCAATATCTGCAGCGCAACGCAGTCAAAATGGAACAGAGAATGGTATTCCTGCCGCAGACCCTTTGAATAATCAGCAGAAATCTGAATATTTTAAAGAAAAAGCATTAGAAAAACAAGAACAAGAGAATGAGGCAATAAAAGATGCTAATTATTCTCAAATGAATGCTTATGAAGCCACAATGTATCCATTAAATGATGCTGGGGCTAGATTTAATAAGGCATTTTTTCAGACTCCTGCTTCTGTCCTTGATTTTGTGGCACGAGGTGCTTATTATTTAGATAGAGCAACTGAAACAAATCCAGATAAACCTTATGAAGATTACGTAAGTGGCCAATGGGCTGATTCTTATAGGGATTTCACTAATAAATATCTCGGAAATGGAGAATGGTATTCCCTTTGGAATCCAACAGAAAGTGGAGGATTAAAAGAATTTGATACTTCTTTGCAGGCCAAAGTAATGCCAGCTATTGCTGATTTAATGACCATATTTATAGGAGGCGGTGGAGCAGTTAAGAGTAGTACGCAAATGCTGAGCCAAACAGCTCTTAGGAATCCAAATGTTACTATTGGTGCCTTTAAAGAATTAGGCACTTATGTAGCAAGTCCTGGATCGGTAATATCTACTACCCAGATATTCAATTCAGAATATGAACAAGCCTATACTACTCTTCGTGAAAAAGGAGTAGATGAAGAAGAGGCTAGAAATCAAGCATGGAACTCAGGAATGAGAAATGCCATTATTTCCGCTCCTCTTGAAGCCCTTCCTGTTGGTAAATTCTTTGACAGGCTTGATGATTTAAGTGGAGGAGGATTAAAAACTAGAATTACCTCTATGATAGTTAATGGTGCCAAGGGGTTTAGCGAAGAAGCCGCTACCGAGGTTGCTCAGCAATTCTTCTCTAACGTGGACGCAAGTTTATCTTATGATGAAACAAGGCAGTGGACAGACGGACTGATTGAGGCAGGATTAATTGGAGGCTTATTAGGAGGCACTTTAAGCGGAGTATCTTCTGGGCTTAAATACAGAAGAGATACTGCGACAGATCCAAAAGAAAAAGCAGAATATCAAAAGTCTATTGATTATGTTGTTGAAAAACAGCAGGAAGTAGAGACACTGCAATCAGAAAATCAAACTCTTAAAAGTGCTGCAAGAATTCAAAATATTGACAATGGGGTTACTGAGATTTTAGATAAAAAAGACAATATTTCCAATGATGAAATTCAGCAGTTAGAAATGCTGGAAATTCAGAAGGAGGATATTAATAAGCCTATGATGGATGATCTTACTCGTAAGACATCTGGAATAGATGCTAGGATAAAAGATTTAATCTTGGAGAGGGAACTGGCATATTCTTCCGCGACCACTGGTATTCAAATTCAGAAAGCGGCAGAAAGAGAAAAGGAGATAGGATCTGAATTGATAGGACTTTATAAGGAAAAATATAACGCAAGGAAGAAAATTCTTAGGAATCAGTATATCCAAAAAGCGCAAGAGCAAATAGCAAATTTAAATATTCAAGAAGATGCCACTAGAAGAAGGAAAGAAACCGGAGGTGATTCAGCAGAACATATCCGAACTGATCAACAGCTTCAAGAAGAAGGGAGCAATAGGAATGTCGCACCCCAAATCGAAGGAGGCGGCAATCAGGCAGGCAATAGCAATAGCCTACAGCAAAGCGGGGAAGAGTCGCAGGAAGTAAATACCGGAACCCAGGAAAGTCCAGATCAGGAACTTATAGAAGAGGCTAAATTGCCTAAAACAAAGCCATCAGAGGCTATTAGAAAGACGGCAATTACTATTCAGGGCAGATCTGACATTCCCCAAGAAGTAAAGGCCAGAGCGCTCGCTAATGCGGTTTATCCAGTAAAAAGTCTAGCCGTTACAGCTAAAGAAGCGGATGATTTATTGAGTGAACATATTGCAAGAGGAGATGATCAGGCGTTGGCTTATGTTCTCAATATTCCTGATAGTGTAAAAGAACACGTTAAAGTAGCTATTCGTGCTTCAGGATTAAAGCATTTTGCAAAAAAATACAATGAAGCTATCAAAGCTGGAAATAAAGTTGTGGCCAATGAATATGCTCAGATACAAAGTCAAATTATTGACCAAGCAGTAAAAGAACAGGCTACTGAAACTGGTAGAGCGGCAAACGCTTATAAATTAATGAAAGATGCTTCTCCGGAGGTGCATGTCATTGCCAGTAACAGTGCTATTAATAAATTAAGAGATGAATACAAAGAAAAGAACAAGGGTCGCTTTGCAACCCTTGCTAGTGAGCTCAACGACACCAACAAAAATATTGCCGGGCAAACCAGAAAAGATAAAAGAATCCAAGGTAAACTCGATCAAATAAAAGAAAGAAAACCTAAGAAAGAAAAAGGTACTGAAGAAAAAGAGCAAACTGAAAGACAGAAGATAAATAAGGCCAAAAAGGAGATTAAGGATAATCTTTCTAATCTCTTCAAGGAATTAAATTCTAGGGCTAGTTCTGGTATCGATCCTCAGTTGACAGCTAAAATATTGGCTGAAGGAGCTAAGTATGGATACTACCTTATCAAAGAAGGTTACTATGATTTTAAGTCGTGGTCAAGAAAGATGCGTGCTGAACTTGGAGATGATTCGGAGCCTTATATTGATGATATATGGAACGCTTCTCATGAGGGACAGAAATTATCTTCTTTGGCTAAGTCTGATAAGATAAAAAATAAGACAGAGAGAGTAGTTAAGGAAAATATTGATGAGACTTTTGATAAAATAGTCACTCAGCATTACTCCGAAGTACAAAAGAAAAAATCTGATTTAGTAGATAAATTAATTGATGATCTTGATATCTCTGAATCAGATGCGGCTCAATTAGCAAAACTAGTGGAAGATACTTTTGATAGGTTGTCAAATGAAAAAAAACTATCTATCCTGAAGGCAAAAACTAAATTTCAAGACAAGGTTTATCCTAAAAAGCTTAAGCAAGCTTACGAAAAAGTAATAGAACTTAGCAATGTTGGATCGGTAGATGAAAAGGCGCTATCTGAAATTTATGCAGATGAATTTTCTGCTAAAGAATTAACCGAAGAACAGACTACAAAACTACGCGAACTGGCCAATAGGGTACAAACTACTCCAGAAGGATTTCAGAAGTCAAGAGCTATTCAGGATTTGTATAAATTTCAAACCACCCTTAAGGGTGTGAACTGGACCGATATAGCTACTTCCGTGTGGTATGCGAATGTTCTTTCTGGATATAAAACTCATGTAACAAACTCTTTTGCCAACGCTGTGGAGACGGTGGGAGAGCTAACTGTGTCTATGGCTAAGCAGCCGAAAAATACAGGAATATTAGTAGGAGGGTTATTAAGTGGATATAGAAAAGGACTACTAGAGGCAAGAGCGACGCTAGCTACTGGATATTCTCCTGTTAAAAACGAGAAGGTAGAAGGTCCTAACGCCTTAGAAGTGGCTCCAAAATTAAGAATACCATTCACGGATATAAAAATAAAACATCCTTTCACTGCATGGAAGTATGTATCAAGACTGATGAGCGCTGCTGATGCAGTTGCTTATTCTGGATTGAGAGAAATGAGGGCTTCAGAGATGGCTGCTGATATGGCGCGAGTTCAGAAAAAGGAATTTCCGGATACTAAAATATGGGAGGCTGTATCTGAAACGCTTAATAATACCAAAGAAAAGAAAGTAGCTGCTGAAGCACAGGCTAAAGAAGAAGGATTAAGTGGCCTGGATTTAAAAAGAAGAGTAGTTGAGATTCTTGAACAAAATAGAAGTCAAGAGATAATCGAAGATAGTGCAGATTTTGCATTGCGCAGTACATTCAATGGCCCCGCTGATGGAACATTAGGGATGATCACCGATGCTGTTGCTGGTGTAGTAGAAAAGGTAGGATTTAAAGGCATAAAACCTTTGAAATATGTAGTTCCTTTTACAAGAATTGTCTCCAATGTGGCCAATCGATATGTAGAATGGACCCCATGGGGGTATAAAAGGGCCATATTTGGAACAGGATCTCTTGCAACTGAAAAGTATAAACGGCAATATTCTGCCGATGAAAAGAAGAAGGCTACCATAAAAGCAACTGCTGGAGTGCTTGCCATGATGGCTGCTTATGCTATGTCAGATGATGATGACGGGCTTATTAGGATTACCGCTGATGGGACTGGAGATGTTAAAAAGAACTATGAATTAGCCCAAAAAGGATGGCAAAAATATTCAATCAAAATAGGGGACAAATGGTATTCATATCTAAATACTCCTTTCGCTATTCCTTTCGCTATTATTGGCAACTTGCGCGACAATGAAAAGTATAAATCGGAATCGTTGGACGATAAAACCATAGCAGAAACATTATTCATAAATACATGGAAGGGAATGCAGTTTATAACTGATATGACCTTCTTAAAGGGTATGAGTGAGTTTATGTCTGCCTTCTCTGAAGATACTCCTACGGCTAGTGTAAACACTCTTAAAAAGGTATTGGCCAGTGCAGCAAAAGGATATGTAGTTCCTAATGCTTATACTCAGATTGCCAAGGATATCATGGCCACAACGGACACTCCTATGAAGCAAACATCTTCCTTCTGGCACAACTTTTACCGTGATATACCTGGGCTGGACTCCGGAATGTATGATATGGTAAATGCCTTGGGTGACCCTATTGTGCCGGATACGGATAAATTTGTATCTTACAATAAAATTGATGATGCGCAGACTGCAGCAGCATGGGATGTTATTATAAATAATAAAGCATGGATAGGTAAAGTCAGTAAGAATCAATTGCAATCTAGTTTAAATGATACAGGATGGGAAGGAGAAGTAAGCGACAGAGAGTATTATGAATATAGTAAGGCTCGTGGAGCATTTATTAAAAAAAGAATAATTGCTAACATGGGGAAATTAGATAAAATGACTCCTGGGGATGTGAAGGATGAAATTGACTCTTACAAAAGAGAAGCAACTATAGAAGCAAAACAAGAAATATTTGGCATTAAAAAGAAAAAAAAGAAACATTAAATTCAAACTACTATGGACTACAAAATAGCAAAAGGCCCTGGCCCGGGTAAAAGAAAACAAGCAAAATTAGCCGCTAAGCCTTATACCGATAGAGCTAAGGATAATGCTCAAGATCGTAAGGATGTAGCAAAAAGAATGAATGCTGATCCTCGTGTTAAAAAAGCAGTCAACGAAACTGTCATGAGAAACAATAATGTTCCGCTGGCTCTTAAAAAGGGATTAGGCACATTAAATGATGCAGGTCAATATAAGGGTACCCAAAAGAGTACCCTTACACCTAAAGAGAAGAAAAAGACGATTAAGTATAAAGCTAAAATGCTTAATCCTAAGTTCAAGTCTTAGTAAATAATTATTTCATAAAGCGTATACTCCTTCTTATGGGCATGTTCTGTAAGAAGGATTTCGTATTTGTACCCTTTTATTGATAATTCAATATCTTTTATATTGCCTATATAACATTTAGCAATAATAGTTTTTTTGCTGATAGGTATCCAGGCAGCTTGAATATTTTCGATATAATAAAACGTGCCATGTTCTTGGTCATTATATCTGTATCGTGCATAAATATCAATGGACTCTACTTTTCTATTAGTAATATAACATAGGAATACACTGTCTCCTGATACTCCAGCAAGGATAGTTGATTTACCACTCTTGTTTAATTCGATATCTGATCGATTAAAATGAGCAAAGTCAATGCGTGGGAATATTGCTCTAATTTGCTTCTCAGTCTGTGCAATACAAACAGCAGAGACAAACATTAAAATAATTAATAATAGCTTTTTCATATAGATAGTTTTTAGTTTGAACGTTGAAACATAGTTAAATGTTTTGACCTATGCAAATATTTTTACAAATACTATCGTAGATGCCTATAATATCCAATTAAGAGGCATCCTTACGTATTTTTAGGGAAAAGACCTCACTATGCCAATCCCTAGAAGTAATCCAGAACGATTTATAACCGGGGTAGATGGCTTCCCCAATAAGGGAACCCTTCCTACAAGCAGACTTTTAACAGGAACATTTAATTCTATTGATACGGTAGTTACCGGTACGGGCAGTCTTTTTACCACTGAAATGGTAGAAGGTGACTGGCTTTATAGTACTACCACCAATGAATTAAGGCAAATAGAGGGTATCCAGGATGATACTATTCTTATTCTTGGTGAGGGGTTTTCTTCCAATGTAACCGGAGACGTAGTAAGAACTTGCAGGACTCTTTATAGAACCATTATGATCACCATAAGCGGGACAGTAACCTCTACGATCGATGGTAAGCCATGGCAGCCTAATGAAGTAGAATCGTTGAACTCTAATAATAGCATCAGGCCGATAGTTTATGATGCTAGCGGTGGTGGGCAAGAGATAACATTCGATGTAGTTTATTGATATGACAGACTTCTCTCTAAAGTTTCCTAAAAGTGGGAGTACTTTCGCATATACTCCAGAGAATGTTGCCAATAAAGTAACTAGTATAAATGTCGCATCTAGTAACACAGAATATCCTTCAGCAAAATTAATTTATGATCAACTATTATTAAAGAAGGATGTTGCCAATACAGCAATTGCATTAAGTGATTCAGCTACTATAAATTTAACTAATACTAAACATACTCTTACAAGTTCATCACCGACTAGGACATTTACTATATCTTATATTGGTGATGATATTACCATAGAATTAATATTAAATACGACATCTGCCATATATACATTTCCAATAACATCGCTTTGTATAAGTGAAGGGATTGCTTCAGGTGATAATACTGCATCACTAATAGGTGCGTCAGGAGACAAATATATCCTATCAATAAAAAAAATAGGAGCAAATTATTACATAGCGTGTAAAAACTTTGGACAATAATGACTGATTTTTCTTTAAAATTCCCTAAAGCAGGTACTAGTTCATCAGGTACAGTAACCTCAGTCTCTGTAGTTACCGCTAATGGCATATCCGCAGTTGTTGCTAATCCTAGTACCACTCCTGCCATCACTCTTACATTGGGCGCCATCACTCCGACAACAGTGAATGGCAATACCTTGACTATTGGTACAGGCACATTGACATTGTCAACATTTATGGTGACCGCTACTGGTAATGCTACTATATCTGGAACCAATACTGGTGATCAGACAATAGCTCTTACCGGTGAAGCTACAGGATCTGGCACAGGATCTTTTGCAGTGACATTGACTAACTCAGCGGTAATTGGAAAGGTTCTTACAGGTTATGTTTCTGGTGCCGGTACAGTGGTGGCTACTGATAATATTCTTCAAGCTATTCAGAAGTTGAATGGAAATACTTCTGCTCTTGTAACAGGAGTTAGTAGTGTAAATAGTTTAACTGGAGCGGTAGCATTAACAGGAACTGCCAATAGGGTCACAGTAAGCGTTGCTAATGTTTTTGATATTTCCTCATCGTATGTTGGACAATCTAGTATTACTACCGTAGGGACACTTACAAGCGGTGCTACTGGTAGTGGATTTACTATAGCCCTAACAACCTCTACCGTAACAGGACTTCTTACTGGAACAAATGGTGGAACTGGAGTAAATAATGGTTCTAAGACTATCACATTGGGAGGGAATCTTACAACTACCGGTGCTTTCAATGCAACATTATCAGTGCCACAGACAACGACTTGGACTCTTCCCAATACGGCTAATGAAACATTGGCTGGATTGGGAACAACACAATCATTTAGCGCAGTAAATACTTTCTCAAATTCTACAGACTCAACAACAACAACAACTGGTGCTGTTATAGTAACGGGTGGTGTAGGTATAGCTAAAGCATTAGTGGTAGGAACAACTATAACGGCAAATCCAAACGTTGATTCCACTCATATATTAGGACAAGCAAGATTATATTCTGCTACAACAGGCAATATGATGTTGTCTCAGTTTTCGATATCTACTACAAATGGATATGCTATTCAACAAACATCTGCTGGCGCAACCACTGTAAATGGATCATCACTTATTCTGGCTGTTGGTGGATCACCACAAATAACTATTACATCCCTTAATTTTTCCATTAAGGATGGAGCTAACTTTGCTTTTAATACTGTAACAGGATCAAAGCTTGGATTGACAAATCTTCAAAAAATAGGATTTTGGAATACAGCACCGGATGTGCAGCCAACTAATGCTATTGCCGCTGCTGCCTTTGTGGCAAATACATCTGGAATAGCAAATGATACTGCTACATGGGGAGGATATACGGGAGGTCAAATAGTTGCTGCTTTAAAAAGAATAGGTTTATTAGCATAGATATATGGAAAACAGATTTGAAATATCGCAAAAAGAAAAAGAATTGCTTGAAAGCACTTCTATTCAAGTACAAAAAATGCGAATGGAACTTAATAGTGTTGAACAAAAGTATAAAGATTTTATATCTATAGTATTTTGTAGTAGAGGCATTGAGATACCCATAGTTGATGGCACGGAAATGACGATTAGGATTGAGGATGATAAAATATTTCTATTATATTAATGAGTTATTTTCATTCTTTAATATCATCAGAATCAAGTATCCCTCCGAGTAATACCACTTATTTATTTAGGGCCGATAGTGGTATAGTTCTTAATGGGAGCGGTGTGGCCTCATGGACAGATTCTATAGGTGGATTGGTGGCGTCACAATCAACTCCTGCTAATCAGCCTGTCTTTTCTAGTAATGCTATAAATTCCCAGCCAGTAGTTATATTTAACGGTACTAGTAGTAGGTTAGATTTACCTATACAGTCTTTGGGAAATACACATACAATATGTTTGGTTTGGAAAAATAATAATATTTTAGATATTGGAAATGTTATAACCGGTATAGCGAATAGTAATTATTTTGGCAAAACAAATCAACCATTTTCTTATGAATGCAATAGTAAACAAGCTTCATATTATACAGGAATACGTTCTTTAGATTACACCCATATTGTATGTGTAAGGGCCCCGACAGGAACTCCGGTTTTTTATGAAAATGGATATACTTGTGCAGCACAAGTAGGAACTGCGGCTAGTTTCTTAAATACAGATGTGTTTAGTTTGAATGGAATATCCAATTTCCCAACAGCCTCTTTTTTATCAGGGTCAAATATAGCTGAATTAAGAATATACAATAGGGCATTAAATATCAATGAAATTAGCCAGTGGAATGTATATGTTAATTCAAGATATAAAATTCCATCAAAATTTAGTTTCCCTAAAAATGTAATAACAATGGGGGATTCTCATACCTCCAGCGATCCAACTACCAATGGATATCCTGTTAGGCTTAGACAACTGATAGATTCATCATGGAATAATTTAATTATTGCTACCGGAGGATCAGGGGTCGCTTTGAATACTTCTGATATTGCCAATAATGTACTATCAAAAAGAGACTCATCTAGAATAAAAGATATTGTAATAATATTTGTTGGAACAAATGATATTGCCACCGGCACTGAAACTGGATCTACTCTTTATACAAAAGTTGTAACAAATCACACGACGCTAAGGAATGCCGGATTTAAAACAATGTGCGTAACGTTGTTACCTAGAACGGGGAATTTGACAGTTTCAGCAGCCACATATGAGTCTGAAAGGGTGATATTTAATAATTTGATTATAAACAACCATTTGTCATTCTCTGATGCAATTGCTGACTTTACTAACGATATCAATATTGGGATAAATGGCGCCTCTAATAATACAACATATTTTCAAGGGGATAAAATACACTTAACTGTAACAGGCCGGGATGTATTAGTAAATTTATATATATATCCACAACTATTGACTATGTGATTCATAAAATCAAGTTTGATTGAAGGATCATTTATAAGGTTACAGAAAAAAAGCGATAAATTAAATGGTATTGATTGAAATAAAAAATAGAATACTAGCCATCCCTGGTGCTGTAGTAGGAGGTGCTATTACAATAGCAGATCAATGGCATCACTTTCAGGACAAATGGATGGAAGCATTCTCATTGGCATTGGTAGGAGGGATGGGCGGTGCTATCGGAGCAGTACTTATTGGACTCTTATTTAAATGGCTTGGCATAACTGGACATAAAGAGAAATGATAAATCAAGAGATAATAAAAATCGCTAAAAAGTATCTTGGCCAACATGAGAAACCAGCCAATTCTGGCTTCCTTGATTCCACATTCGAAAAGAAGATGATTTCCGTAGGCTGGCAAAAATCACAAGCTTGGTGCTGTTATTTTGCAGAACTCGTATGGAAGGAAGCTTATTTAGAATATAATCCTAAAATATATGGTTTATTAGATACGCTATTTGCTTCATCTGCGACTGCTACCTATCAAAGATTTGATGTAGATCCGGTTTGGAATGTATCAAAAGTCCCAGTGTTGGGAGCACTCGCTATTTGGAGACATGGCGTATCTTGGGAGGGCCATGTAGGAATAGTTTCAGAAATAATGAATCCTGTCATCTTTAAGTCAATCGAAGGCAACACTGATGGACAGCGAGGTAGAGAGGGGATTGAAGTAGCGGAGAAATCAAGACATGTAGACTATACCGTTTCTCCTGATAAATTAAACTTAATAGGATTTGTAATCCCAAATATATGACACTACAAGAAAGATGGAAAACCGAAAGTAGTATAGCTGGGAAGATCTTAATGATCATTCCTCCTTCAATTATTCTTATGACTGAATTACTTCAATATTTAGAAGTAATTCCCGCAAGCGTAGTCCCTTTAGAATTAAAACAAAAGCTCAGTGTCATACTAGGACTTATGATGCTTATTGGAAAGTTTACTGTAAAAACGATATCGGATGATAAGCAATCTTAAATGGTACTTGATTGGAGGGGTGGCTATTTTTAGCCTTGTATCTCTCTTTTATATCCAGCATCTGACTCATAAATTGGAGGGAGAGAAGGATATTTCCGGTTACTATAAAAATGCTTCAGAAAAAACAGATAAGATTTATCGCGATAAAGATTCAATGTGGCATATTCAATCTGAGGCCAATATAATGTCCATGGCAGCATTTAAAAACATAGCCGATGATCACAGTTCTCAAATATATGAATTGACGCAGAGACTGGGAGTGAAGCCTAAAAACACACTAGCATTAAATACTACTACAATGGAAAATAGCACCAAGATAAACATCAAAATCAAAGACACTACCATTAACAATTCTGATACTATAAGTCTTATAAGATACTCTGACAAGTATATAAATGTCACTGGCATAATAAGAAAGGATATATTTTCAGGTTCCATAATTTATGCCGATAGCTTGGATCAAATTGTCTATAAAGAAAGGGCCAGGATATTGGGAATTAAAATGGGAAAAGTATCGTATAAGTCAGAGATAATAAGCAAGAATCCCAATACTAGAATTTCTTCTAATCGTTTTATTTTGATCAAAAGATGAAGATAGTAGTGATCTTTTTCATATTTGTAATTTGCTCATGCACCCCTCACTACGAAAGAGACTATTACAGGCATCGCGGAATACAAATAGAACGTTAGTCTACCGAGAGTCCAAGTGATGTCCTAGCCTCTAAAATAGCCTCCAGGATAACTGGATTTGATTGGTATCTCCTAGCAGTATTGCTAATGTGAGGTAAAGAGTAGTCCAATCCCTTAGATTTCAATATGCTTTGAGCCTTTTTCAAGTACCCTTCTTTGCAAATATATGTTCTTTTTGGCTTCTGAGCCTTTTTTTTAGCCATTTGTCAATAATTATTTAATAACCATTCAAAAATAGATAAAAGAATTGGTAATGTCAATTATTGCAGGTTTTATTGTCTTTTACTCTTCCTTTCTGAGGCTGAAATTTCATAGCAATACCATGTAGCGCCTCTCTTAGTTTCAAAACTACGATCGGGAGCCCCAATTCTAAGTATTATCTTAAATATTTCATGAGCGTCTGCCAGCACCACCCTATATACTGGTATCTCAGGACGGAAGGGCAGCGCTTCCGGTGGATTTTGAAACATTAACGATGGACCAGTTATGACAACACCTGTAAGTTCTGTTCCTAATTTTATAGTTCCTTCCATACCAGGGGCTGGATTAATACTGGTGGCATACATAGGCCAACTTGCATCTTTTTGTATCATTTCTTTATCCTCTGTTTACGTGGTCAAAACTATTTTAATAAAAACTACCCGTCCATTTCTAAGTGGAATACCCTCGGGACGAATCCATTACTGAGTATCTTACCCCAAACATCACCCTCTTAGCAGGATTATACTCAGGCACTCACGTCCAATATTGTACTGTTTGTATTCAGCAGGTAGTTTTATTTCTTTTTTCTTGGTTTCTTTTCCTTTATGCTCAACTCCCAAAGCTTGCAATAAAAAACCATTGCTTCTGTAGGTCGGATTTGGTCATAAATTATTGATTATATGAATTTATGAGAGTATTCATTTTTTGTTTTAGTTCATCAGCTCCTGGCGCAATAAAATGAATAACTTCAAGTTGACATCCCAATGGACATACTCTTACTTGATTTTCATCTTTGTTATAAAGCATATAATAAAGTGCCTCAAAAGATTCCCTGTCTTTTACCTCTACTTCTAACCAAAGCTTTTTACCCTCTTGGAATGTAAGCCTATTTCTGGCCTCCCTCCATTCGTCAAAATCAGGATTATCTTTCCTTTCTTCATAGAGGTCATGATCCCTTTTTAAATCACTAAGTAACTTTTCAAGGTCTTTTATTGCTTTTGGATACTCTTTCATTGTCTGTCTCTCCTTATTGTTAAAAATTATTTAACATCATTATGTGTACAGAAGCCTACAATAGTACCTATTAAAATAGCTCCTATATCGCAGCCAGCAAATACAGTCCGAGCCTGAAAAGTCCAGTTATGAGGATTAAATGAAAGATAGTTAAATGAGAATACTAAGTAGCCCATTGCTGTTAATATTGAGAATACTAGCATTCCTTTTGATATTGAGTTTAATAAATTTAAATAGTTTTTCATCCTTGTCTGTTTTAGTTACTGGTTGTTAAAATTAATAAGTAATAGTGCAATTCATTGCTGCCCTCTTTAACATCTGGTCTTTTGACAATAGCACTTTTTCATCTTTAACTAAATCCACAATTGGAGTATATACAATATTTTGACCTTGTGGGTCCTTTTTATATGATACGTATCCTTCTCCCATTTTATAGTAAGAAATCTCCTTTGCGTCAAGATTAATGAGAGTTTTCCCTTCTCCATTTACTGGATGAGTTACCTCGCACCATCCAAAAATTATATGGTATAATCTTTGGCCCACTTTAATTTCTTCATTTTTCATAAGTTTGTCCTTTTAATTGAATATCCCTGTTCAATCGCCCACTCAGGCGAGTTTTCGATGTTTTGATGACACTCTATACAGCAACTCATGAAGTTCTGCATGTCGATCAAAAGCGGTATGGTGCCGTTATTGCCCAATCTTCCTTTCTTGTGGTGTATTGTAGTAGCCAGCCTATTGCAACCCTTTGCCTCGCACACCGGAACCAGGTTCAAATACACCTGCCTCACAATAGAATAAAGCTCGTTCAAGGTCTGTCGCTTCTCGCTTACCTTATTAACTGTAGACTTGCGAAGCTTCTTTAAATCCTTATGTGGTACAGCCACAGCGGCCTTCCCACAAAGACATTCCTCTTTGTTGCTCTTATTGTATCGGCCGCAGGTACATTGGATCATTAGAAATTTCTGTTTAATTCCATCCTTCTTAAAGCTTGCAGCGGAGTTTCTCCTTTCAATAAATCATAAGAACAGCCCAAAGTGCCGCCTTTCCATGATCCAGTTTCTTCACCTACTTCATCACTGAACTCAATTGCTATCGTCTGCCTAATCATAGAAGGATATTTAAGCCATCTAAAACCTCTCCATTTCCATTCTCTTTCTTCTGTTTTTATTCTTGCGGTTCTATTTTGAACCTCTCCACTTTTAAGCGTATATACAAAAGGATGCTCTTCATAGTGAATTATATCATCCCATTTTTTTTCATAAAAAGACTTTCTATCTTTCTTTGTCTCATGCTCCCAATTTCCATCTTTTCTAAGATTACTGGTTCTGACCCAATCCCATTGCCAAGGCATGTGAAAGCATTTTATTTTCCTTCCAAGGCACACCCAGAAAGTATCAAACCACCATTTGGTTTCACCATAGAAATAGAATCCCCATACCGGATATTCTGCATCATCAATCTTTGATCTTATTGGGAGATGTAAGAACAATTGTCCCCATCCGAGTGATAGTACTATCATTGCCCTAGTATCAAAGTAAGATGCTAGACTTATTTTGATTGCTATTTTATGGAATCCAGTATAGAAGGACATCCATTTATTTCTAATTAATGCGTCTTTGCTCATATCTTTATCTTTTGTTTCGTTCCTTACTTACTCAGGGGAAGAGAGGTTAAAAGCCTTTCGGCATGTCTAGTTTAAGTCTTTTGAATAATTCATCAAGGTTTTTACTTTGCTCAGCTTCAACTATTATTGTATTTTCAGTAACCCATCTATTAAAAAATGGAGTTTTTTTTGGTTGCATGTCAACCAGCACATCAAGAAAATCTTTTTCATTATAGTACATTTTTTTACGAACCTCTACGGGTATTTTATGGAGATATGACTTGTACTCGGCAGCCTTTTTTATCAAAGACTTATTTCTTTTCAATGATTCAATCTCTTCTTTTTCTTGCTTTCTATTTTTTTCTTGAGCTATATTAACAATAGCATCGATAAGTCTTTTTGTGATTTTCATAGTTGTTTTAGTTTACTTTTCTCTGTTTATCTCCCCCACCTAAGAAGGGAGTGTGAAATTAATAATTAGCCTTCCGTGCATTGCCTTCGATTATTACGTGACCTAGCTTTATCCAAATTGACCCACAAAACAGATAGGAGTAAGTCAATTTATATGCAACGGCTTTAAAGTTCCGGCTCAGATACTCATGTATGTTGATCCCAACCTATAATTTTGTTGTCTCCCTACTATGAGGAAGGACTGTTTAATAGTTCGGGGTTATCGTGAATATTAATTTGTTATGTTTTTTACTATTACAGCCCTTGCATAGGGGCTGGATATTATCTATATAATCTGAGCCACCCTTTGATAAGGGAACTATATGATCTTTTGTTAACTTTTTTACTTCGCCACATATCGCACATTTATGTTGAAATTTTAATTTTATGTCATTCCATTCTTTTAATGAGTGAGAGCCAGGCGCATTTCTTTCCCTGGCATATCTTCTAGCTTTTAAATGAGCTATATTTTCTGGGTTTTTCTTGCAATAATTACGATGGTATATTTGCCGGCTTTCCCCGTTTTTTCTTACCCCCTTATAAGAAGGCTGTTCCTGCATTGGCAATATGTGCTTTCTATATAAAGCATAACATTTCATTGAACAGAAATGCCTCTTCTTTTTATTATAATGTGATGGCTTAGTTAATGATTGTTTCCTACAATAATCACAATCAAATAGAATTGAACGCCTATGCTTATCTCCAATTTTCTTCTTTGTTTGTTCACTATGTCGATGTCCTTTTGTAAATCCTTTTATGCCTATCCCCATACTTAAATTTACATTTTTTACCGTTAATAATGAACTGTTTTGTTATCTATTTATCCTCTGGGAGGGTTGATTTTATTGGTATACATCTGATATTTCGTCTCTAACCTTCTCTAGTGATTTTATCATTTCTTTAAGCTCTTCAAAAGACTTTAAACCTAATATTAAACGATCTTCTATGTGCAGAAATATTCCTTCATTTTGAACTTCTCCGTCTGAGCTATGCAGGTTAATGCTAAATGTTATTTTCATTTCTTCTCTTGTTTAAGTTGTTCAAGGTGTAAAAGGTATTGGTCGTAAAGCTCTTTTGTAGTAAATCCTCCTCCATCTTTTTTCCATACATATACAACATTTGTTGGAGAATAATTATTGCCAAGCCACTCAGCAAACCCTATAGCTTCCTGTCGGGCACATTGTTTAACAATGCTAATAGCTTCATCAGTATCAATAAGCACATTAAACTCGTTATAGTCCTGACTTTTATCTTTAAGTTTTTGTATTATTTCTTCGTCTTTCATTCTGTGATGCCGTTAAGTTGTTTAATTTCTTCTATGCAATTATTCCAGCCTATAAATTGTTCTCTGTATTGTATAATAGTTTCATTTTTTATTTCCGGCAGCTTTATCTCCGGCCTACTCGCTGAGTGCTGCAATACGTAGGAAGCGTAAGCTCTCATATCTTCATAATCAGCATCAGATATTAGATCTATTCCTGGATACTTATTTATATACCATTCTTTAGGACTCATTACCTTGCTGTCGTTATTGGTCTTAGGTTCTTCTTGGGTTTCCTTGAGCCATTCGATGTTATCAATACAATCGTTCACATATTGACTTTTACATTGACCGTCCATACAATATCTAAAATTACCATACGCACCAAGGCTTAAGAATTGAAATGGTTGTTCAGTTCTAGCCCATCTGCAATGCATTCCAATCAAACTCTCTGGCTGTCCTTCTATAGGAAACCCCTTACTTGCTTTTATCCACTCTTTCATAAGCCAGTTGTTTTTATTTCAAAAGGACATTTATTAAATATTATAGCATATACAGTATTATGAACTTTACCACATTTCTTACAAATACTCTTCGGTGTGTTGTTTTCTTCTGGCATGGTTATGAATATTTAAATGGATTTCTAAAATCTAATTCTTTCCAAATTCCTACAAAACCATATAATACAAATCCAACTAAGAAGGTCATTATTATAAGAATATAGCTTAATGGATTCCAAGGGTTGAGCCTGCGTATTTTGCCTCCATATTTACCCGGCTTTTCCTGTAGCACCTTTGTATATATTGCTATTTTTCTCATCCTTCCTGCTCTCCCTTATCAGGTAATAGGCCTGCTCTATTTCTGTGTTCAAATTTAAGATCATCGTTTTCTGTATAACATCCGAGTAGATTCTCAAACGCTGCCCTCAGGCGGTCGTAAGAGTCACACGTAACCCATAATAGACATGAAGTACTCAAATCATATTCTGTTATTTTACCACTAGACAATCTAACTTCTAGTGTATCTGAATCAATATTAATTGATACAACTGTCGCAACAAGACCTGATAGTTTATTTACTAGTGATTGTCCTTCTTTTAAATTTTCCATATCTTCTTTACTTATTTCGTTTAATTATTTCGTCACGCATCCATTTACATGCAGCGAATGAATTATTTTCTGATCCAAAATATATCTGACAGTGGTTGTATATCTCTTCCTGTGTAGGTACTAGTAGAGTGGGCTTCCCTACAAAATCAGCTTTTGGATTATCTGAAATTACTAGTCCTGATATTTCTTTTGCTTTCCCTTCCTCCCACTCCTTATGAATAGTAGCGAAGGGAGCTTTAAACAATAAGAACCTGTTTTTCCCGTATTCATCAGTAAATGAAGATGACAATATGCTCATCGTTGGAACTTTTAATTCTGAAAGATACCTTACCATCTCCTTGAGATCATTTATATCTTTAGGATTATATGCAATAGGCGGCACACTACTATAGTCTGGGCTTTCGGGGTGGATGGTCATAATTGTATAGTTTTTAATTTACCATTAATTATACTTGCTAGGTGAATTCCGTTAGAAGTCGTATTGTCACTTAAGCAGTTATAATGAATTGCGTCTTCAATATTTTTTGACCATTGGTAAGACTCTCCTATGCCTGTAGCATAACTGCGGCCAGACAAATATTTTCCCCTCTTAACGATAACATTAAATCTTTTAGAACAATTATGCTTTAATATATTCCCTTGAATATTCATTTCACATGATTGCTTACAAACATCACAGTATCCTACATATCCCTGTATTGAACCGTCTGGTAATATTTCTCCCATTATAATCCTGCTTTCTTTCTTATGGTGGTGAGTTCGGTGTCATATTCAAGTACTAATGATTCCCAGTATTCCGGATCATCACATTGGTCATTTAAGGTATTAAAAGCCAGTTCTCTCTTTCCCTCTATCTCTCTGATGAGGCCGTAGGTTTTAATTAGATCAAATGAATAATCATTTTTATCTACAATGTTTTTCTGAAAATACTCTTCGCTTAGTTTCATATCTTAACACTCCTGTAGGTTTAAATACCAAGCATCTTCTCTACATCTTCTAGGGTGAACTTACCCCAGTTCTCAGCAAGAAGCTCTGCTTTGCGCATGTCATTCATTGCTTCAAAGTGTTGTTCAGTGAAGGGGCCTAATTCCACTGGTTCTCTTTCGAATTCCTCTACAGTAGATTTCAAATTGTCAATCTCCGTCTCCATTTCATCCATCTCATCTTCGATATAGGATAAATCTCCTTGACATTCCAAGGCCTCATTCTTAGATATGCCATAATTCTGAGCATCTAATGCTCCAATTACTAATCCAAGCCTTCTCTTGCAATTTCTTATATTATTATTCATGATATACAGAATTTAACGTGATTAGAAGCTGTGTATGTTTTGTATTTATCTTGCCACAAACGGACAATAAGCTCTTTGTCTTCCTGCGACAATAATTGTCTGAGAACTTTAGGAATAGAAATCTTTCCAGGCATTCTACCAGTCTTAGCGTTGGGCTTTAATTTACTTGAAGGATAGTTCAAAATAAACCCTTTGGTTGTAGGAGAAGTCATGAAAGTATCATGAATGTTTTTCATAGCAAAAGCCAAGTCCATATTTAAGTATTTAGAAAGACCAGGAACATCACAATATTCATTGTCTGTGTACTTTTTATCTGCCTTCTTGCCGATAAGATTAGGATCTAACTCCAGCTCATCATTACCAGCGAGTCGTTCTTTGTAACATACTATTTTCTTATTAGCATCTTCCTTTTTTATGTCAAGGATGTAAGCGAGTATTTCAGCGTTTATTCTCATAATTCAAGTTTATAGTTTTGATTTTTCCATTTTGTAAACAAAGCAAGCAATGCTTCTGCCTGTACTCGCGTCTTTATTTCTATTTCATGATACCGCGCCAATGCTGCCCCCTTTTGCCTCAATTGGGCCTTTTCAGAAAAGGAAAGCTCTTGCTTCTCTATCTTTTCATAATAATCGGAAGCTTCCCTGTCTGTGATAGCCTCTAAATACTCTGGATCGAGGTCTACCTTGCCTCTTTTCTCTAAGGCTTGGTAAATTACTGAAGCCAGCCCTACGTGTCCTATATCGTCTCCTATTGAGAAATCCTCATAGGTCTGCACTATTCTCTCTTCAAACTCTTTTATTCTCTTTGCTTCCTTTTCAAGATTCACTTCAACTTCCTTTTTCTCCTGGAAATCCTTGAGTTTATGGTTGGCCTCTCTGCGTATTTTGATGATATATTCGTCAAGCCATTTTATTATTTGTCTCACTGAAAGGTGAGTAAAGTCTCCAAGCTTTCCTTTGCTACCCAGTTCCATGGCCTGAGAAACTTCTGAAATTGTCAACTTTGAATAATTTCTCTTCAGTTCGTGGATAATCTTTCCAGTCATCAAAGCTAAATCTGAATCTCCTAAAGCATTTTGACCATTATTAAAAAGAGCATCAGTAATCATCTTTTTCACTGACCCTTTCATTTCAAATTCTTGTATAGAAATAATACGCTTCTCATCAGCCGCCTTCAGCGCGACTTGTTCTTCGGGGGTAAGCCCTGGTACCTGCGATATTAATTGTATGTTACTCATTAGGGAACATTTGATCTAAATATTTATCAGCCCCTTTAGAAGACTGCATAAGCAAATCTAGTTTAGTAGGCTTGGATAGTTGCTGTTGAGTACTGTTTCTATTCGACTCTTTAAACCACACCCCACAAAGTTTCTGCTTCCAGTTGATCACTTTCTTTCCATTTGAATCATGCCAGTCACCTTCTACATAGTAATCGTATATTTGCTTAGCCAAATGTTCAAAGCCTTTCTCAATGCAATAGGATTTAAGTTCTTCGAATGTAGGTGGCGTAAATACTTTCTTTGGCATTTGAATTTTAGGTTAAGCTTCTCTATGGTTTTTACATTGTCAATTGCCTCTCCTAATGTTCATGGGTGGCAGGTGGGACAACTTGAATCAGGTTAATTATTTCCCTTTAAACACTCGCCTGATTTTGACAATGCCATCAAATCTCTTGTAACCCTCATTAGCTACCTGCTCTTTCAAGGCATAGAGGTCTGATCCCCTTGTTACAAGTTCCAAGCCTTTGGACCGGATAGAGATGAAGATTATTAATTCATTTTACTATTTATAACTTCTGGGTCACTAGCCTCTGCTCCCCACGCAGTAAGTATTAAATACCCACCACTTCTTACTCTTCTCAAGACAATAGGATCAGGGAATTCTATTATTCTATTCCCTACAACCTTAGCATTTTCGGTGTCCATGTCTTTTAGGGGAGCACAGATGTAAAGTGTGCTGTCCATAGATTTTCTTCTATATAAATGAATGCCGTACATATTTGCTTCCGGCTTTTTATACTCCTCAAAATCTATCTCATGCGTCCTATAAGGAGTTTCTTCTGTATAGAAACAATCCTCTTCTTTTATCTTGAACCGCTCTATCTCTCTAAGATTTTTTTCTGGAACAAATCCCTTATATCTGTTGCTTTTTCCAAAAACAAGATTGTATTTTGTACAAATCCTATCAATTGCATCGTTATCAATATATCTGTATTGAGGATAAGTATTAGAAAAATACATTACGTTCTCTAGCTTTCTTTGCGCAGAACCTTCCATTTGCCTTCTTTGAAGGTCTACAACCGCCTCTGAGGTATTACCAAATCCTATGCTACGAAGCCTGCTGGCCTTATCAGCGTTTGTAACAGGAAGGTTATTTATAATTCTATTGGCCTCCTTTACAATCTGATCAGATGCTGTAAAGAATTCTTGGTGAATTTGCTCTATTATTGCATTAACATCAATAGGAACAGCGACCTTCTTTTTAGCGAAACTCAATATTTTAGATATCATATTTTTTATTGGTTTAAATCTTAAACAAACCTAACAATAATATTTCAATAAAAGAAAAGAAGTTTATGATTTATTTTGAGTCTATCTTTCTTTTCATTTCAAACAGGCTTTTTGTGTTGGCAAAAGCATATCTCTGAGTAGTGAGAATGGAACTGTGAGCCATCATTACTTTTACTTGTTCCAGAGGCCAGCCGTCACTTACTGCGTTGGTTCCAAATGTATGACGGGCCATGTGAGTAGAAAGAGGGAATCCAAGCTCTTCTCCTAACCTTTTCAAGCCGTCGTTATACGTTGAATAAGGCGTTGTGAATGTGTATTTGTACTTGAATAGTATATCTAGTGCCCTCAAGTCGATAGGTTGCCTACAAGGCTCCCCTGAGCGTTTCTCAGTCTTCCCGCGAATGTACTCCAATAGTGGCCCATCCTCAGTTTCAAGAATAGATTTTTTGCTGAGCCTTTTAAGATCATCGAAAGCCATCCCGGTGTAGCACTGGAATAAAAACCAGTCTTTGTATAATGAGGGCTCAGATTGCTTTATCGCCTCCACTTGTTCTTTAGTCAGAAATTTGTGCTTTGGCTTTGATCCAGAAACAATTTTAATGGGTGTCGGTATCTGAAAGAAAGCTTGATTTCTTTTCACCATTGCATTTAGATAGCGAACTTGTGTGATGATATAGTTGTGACTGCTGCCTTTTTTTAGGGAAAATTCTTGGAATTTTTTCCAAAAAGTTTGGTCAACAGATTTAAGTAGAACGTCTTTTTTCTTCATTTCCTTGTTCAGGAACTCAGCCATAAAGTTCTGAAGAGATTTTAAGTTCTTCATAGTTGAGGGTGTGACGTTTTTATTATCAATTATTGCTTCGAGTAGTGTCATAGTAATATTAATAATTTTGACATTCAGTTATATCGTATCCCTTGGTAAATCCCTTATCATCGGTTAAGATTAATGACATATTAGAAGAGTAATACCCATTGTTACTGCCATATCCTGGCACTTTTATAGGCCAGCCTACTATGGGAATCAATTCGATACCATAATTTTCTATTCTTTTAAAGAAATCATCATTTCCTAAATCAAATTCAAGTCCTTTAAAATCTTCTAATGTCAAATCACTAAAAGATAAATAATGATTTTCGCAACAATCTTGGCGATGATCAGAATGCAATTTAACTCCGTTTTCAAATTCAATAAAATCATAATCTACTTTTATAACTTTTAAATTTTTCATAATACCTTCTCCTTTTTTAAAATCTTTCCGTAAGTCTCAATTTCTATTTTAAGAGCCTCAGAGAATTCCTCAGATCTCTCGCTAGCTTCCTCTATTGTTTTTGCTACGATGCTCTCAGGTTCAATTTTATGAAGAATTAGAAGGGTTCTAAAATTCTTCAGCATACGCTTTACTTCTTCTCCGTTTCTCATAATGCTTTTTTAGTTTTTGTGCAAGAAAATGGTTAGTGTGACAGCCTCATACTTCAAAGAAGGGTGATTGAGGCACAGAACAATTTTTGTCCTGGATTTTTCTCTTTGAATATCTAAAGTTTCTGTCATGTTTTCCTGATTTTAAATTTACCTGGCCGTCCTGTGTGGATATTATATCCGAATCTCTCGCCATTTTATTTTTCCAGTTTCGACCGCCTCCCGGATTGTCCGCTGTCTGGTGCTGAGTCCTGAGTTCCCGGTTTTCACTTCGATGATATAAATTGTTATCGGCTCTTCAGCATCGCATCCATCAAATACTATCAAATCTATCGGGCTGCCTATAAATCTTGCATCTTTCGGATTGAAAGGGAAAGCCCCTGAAAACGGGATCAAATGCTCTGAAACTTTACCCAAAATTACACTTTGGCTTCGTTGTATTGCGTCTTGCCTGAAATAAAGTTCCCATTGTTCCTTCCAGCGCTCAAGTTCTAACTTATATTTATCCTCAGCGTTTTTGTCTGCATTTTTATAAAGTTCTTCCCTAATACGTACCAGTTCTTCGTTTTTATACTGGCCAAACATTTCAAAGGCCATTTTAGGGGCTTTTTCTTGCCAGGTCTTCGCCTCAAGTTCTGCAGCGATTGCCCTTTGTTTCCAAAATTCCAATTCCAATTGTAAAGGGTTGGCTTTTGGGACTCTTTTCCACTCCCATTTTGGGAAGGATGGAAGCTTTGGAAACCTAAACCATTTGAAGTATTCAGGTTTTAAAAGTGAAAAAATAGACAGAATTACGATCAGTAGAAAGAATATCAAATAACCCATAAGATTTTATTGTTTAAGTAAAACATGGTATTTACAGTCCGAACATTTGAAGGTCGATAAATTAGATTTATACACAAACTCCATTACCTTTTTATCAAAGCCTATAACTTCAGTAGACTTTTCAGCGTCATTAAACCATCCTCTCCGTATTCGGATGGTGGTGCTTCCGTTGTGAACGTATACCGCCCCTTTCTTGCTTTCAAATATTAATAGCATCGTTAAAAGGGTTTAATGGTAATTTCTTTTTCGCAGAGATTCCAAACTCCATTTTGAAAGATGTAATTATACTCTTCAAAATTTCCGCTATTGGTCCAGTGACTTATACTTCTACTATTGTACTGGGTAAGTTTCTCGCCTCTGTCGCGGTGGTAAGCAATCGTTACATTTTCTTCAGGGGTATCAAATGTGTGATTTTCAGTACCCTCTAATTTTTCACGTAAACAGCTAATCGATCCCAGTGCTACAAGTGCGTTGGCTCTTTCAAGAGTATTGTAATATGCTTTCAATTTAGCTCCAACGCCTTCCAAATATCCATCAAAATGACAATATACTGCCTTAACTGTTCCATCTTCCTGCTCTACTGCGATTGTTGATCTAGTTGCCATAATATTTTTAGTTTAAATTGTGAAATTGATTTTACTTAATTGTCCTGTGTAAAGAAGGTCCCCCGTACTACTTTTCAGGGGGTGGGGTTGGTCGTTACCCCTAAATATTGTAAGCTAACAGCCCCTCTGCATTTCTTTGAATATTTTCTTTTTCAAGCGTGAAATAATTGCGAGTCGTTGGTTTTTCTTTTCTAAATTCAAGCGTTTCGCCATGAAATTTACGCCCTTTATTGGAATATGCCCGAACAACTGCAATATGGGTATAGCCTTCTTTCATTTTCAATTTTAAAGACCTTACGTTCTCTGCAATTTTTTCTTTACGCAATTTCAGTCTCAATTTTTCAGCTTTTAAAGCAGCTTTTTCACGCTCTTTTTTGATTTTTTCAATCTTTTTTGTGTCCAATGTGCCATAGTTTTGCATTAAATCGAGACATTTTTTGAGGCTTTCAGCTTTTCTTTTTTCTTCAAAAAGGTCACTTAAAACGTACTTAAGATACGTGCTTTCCTTAATTTCTGCCTTCGCTTCAGTGAGCGTGAAATCATATTCAAATCTTCCTAAGTAAGTTGCAAGCATTTTAGCGTCACGAATTGCGTATAATTCGTCTGATGGTCCCACGTTGAATAGGCAATTATACGATTGCAGGTGTTTACAAATGTTGTCAACTAGCACCCCGGCCTCGGTTCCAGCTAAATTATAGCCGTAATTTATTGGTGAAAATTCATGATAGTCATTGTAAACGTTCACTATTTCTCTTTTAGGCGTCATTTTTATGAAATAATCACACGCCCCAATTCCTGCCATTTGATTAGTAATTCTAATCATTTCTGTTCCAGTCCTAGATTTTCCGAATTCAATTTTATATTTCTTTTCCATATCAGTAGTTTTAAGGTTGTCTATTACCCTACCAGTTTAGTAGGGAGTGAGTTAAAATTCAAGCTCAAGCTCATTGGCTATTTTATCCATTATGGTTTCGTATGCAAACCACGCAAGATCATTTTTGCGGTTGCCAGATTTGTAGTTAGAAAACTCCTCCCCATAGGAATCTTTATAGTCTTCCAATAGCTCAAATATTTCGTCTGAATGCTTGTCAAAAAATTTCTGAGTATCTGAATAGTATATCAGGCCAGTCGCTATTCCAGACGAACACCCATGATGAATAACGTCATCTATATAGTTTATCCTATCTTCCTTAGAAGTGTCTATAATATCCTGAATCACATCGGTAGCTAATGGACTATCCATAGTTTCGATCAATCTTTTCAGCATTTTATCGGTCAATTTTGCAGTAGTTTTCATTGTGCTTAGTGAGTTTATAAAGGGTGAATTACTTAACTGATTGTATTGATATGATATTGCCTATGTTACTAGGTAGAGATTTAATAGCCTCTGGGAAATTATATCCCGCTATTGTTAGTACTCCGTTTGTTGTAGTTGAGATTGTCCAGCTTTTCATAAGATATTTAATTGTTTGATGTTTCAAATATACAACTATATATCGAATCTCCAAACAATATGTTTCATATTATACGGTAAATATTTAAAATACTTTATAACTCACTGATAATAAGGGAGAAAAATTTCAATAAAAAATCAATTATTTTGTTGTAACTTTGAAACAGGAACAAAAACCTATGAGATTATGGTAGTAGACATTAGCACACTCAAACGAATTAGTACAGTAGCCAGGGAGTTGGGAGTAACAGACCAAGCCGTTAGGCAGGCTGCAAACAACGGTAAGCCAGTAAAGGGCATTGTATATACATTAGTATTGATCGACGGCATGAAGTTTATCAGGGAGAGATAAAATGTCAAGATTTTGGATAAATTAGGAGATATTGCGTAATCCCCGCCTTCGGGGAGGGTGAAAACAAATAATGCCAGCCCGTCCGACTAGCATTAGTCTTGATCTGCAAATAAAAAGGGTCAAGCTTTTCATTCATTCTTAACTAAAATTCCGGCGAACGCCGAAAACAAAGGTAACAATATTAATTAAATAATCAAACAATACTTGTTATTTTGGTTATGATATAGTACCTTGACCAAATGAAAGGTGAGAAATTAGAAATAGCGAAAATAGAGGCTAGGCTGAGAATACTAGAGTTAACAGCTAAGCTCAGGGATTATGATTACACCAATACGGTTCAGTGTTGCGGGATATTTGCCCAATTTGTAATTAATGGCCTTCCTATTACATGTATTCATCCTTGGGTACCAAAAGAAGAGCGTACCCATGATGGGATTGACAGAACGACTGACCAGAAATATACTTAATGGATACCGAATCTAAGTTTAAGTTGGGTGGTTACCTGCTCAACATTCATTGAGGTTTTAACTAAGAACAACATCCAATGAGTCGCTCCTTTACTTAACAGGCTTGCGTCTTCAAACTTAGATTCGCTTAATGCCTTTATATTGTCTGTGTGGTTTATTTCTAATGGATAGTATTCTAATCCGTCCATTTCTACGATCATATAGATAAATTCGCCATCAATGTCGAGTTTCTGCAATGGGATAATATCAAAATCCAAAGAGGTGTTATCGGTATAAAATACAGTAGCTTGTTTTGTCATAGAAAATAGATTAATGCACTTCAAAGTAACTATTAACTTTCAAACTAACAACTATGAAACCTTTTAGAAACTTATCAGAGCTTATCCGGTATTTCGATACCGAGGATAAGGCTAGGGAGTACGTAGAGAGTTTAATATGGAAGGGCAAGCTAGTGTGTCCACACTGTGCGAGTCAGAAGTTATACAAGTTTAAGAATAGCGAATTATATAAGTGTGCAAATAACAAGTGTTACAAGAAATTCACAGTTAGGTACGGGACGATATTTGAGAATAGTAACATCAAATTCACTACGTGGTTAGCTGCATTATATCTAACCACTTCACATAAAAAGGGAGTTAGTTCTCATCAATTAGGGAAAGACCTTGGGGTAACACAAAAGACAGCTTGGTTTATGCTTTCCAGGATTCGCAAAATGTTAGAGCAAGATGCTCCACAGTATCTGAGTGGCGAGGTTGAATGTGACGAGACCTATATAGGAGGTCGCAAGGCAAATAAGAGTCAGGCAGAGCAAAAGAGAATCAATAAAGGTACTGGCTACGTTAACAAGGTTCCCGTTTTCGGGATGTTGCAAAGAAACGGTAAGGTTGTTACAAAGGTCTTAACAGAGGCGAATGGTTCTACATTGAAACCTATCATAAGAGAAATGCTCTCCAAAGATTCAACGCTTATAACCGACGGCTTTGGTGGGTATTCTAATTTAGGAAAGGAATTTAACCACGTTATTATTAATCATGAGAAAGGCCAATTTGTAAATGGTAATTTCCATACTAATAGCCTTGAGGGATTTTGGGGATTTATGAAACGTGGTATCTATGGTATTTATCACCATGCCAGCAAACAACATTTGCACCGCTATACAAATGAGTTTGCGTTCCGTTACAACACTCGCAAGATGGCAGAGGTTGAGCGGTTGGAATATGCAGTTACATTAAGTAATGTACGCTTACCTTACAGGGAATTGATAAAAAGGGCATGAGAGGCAATTTCCAAAGAGCTACTTAATTGTATCCCAAATAAGCATTGCTATCCACACAACAAAAGATGAAATAGCCAGCACACTCAAAGCAACTATAATATCCTTAACTATGTCTCTACCATTGGAAGAAAAGAAATCTGAAACGTTTTTACGAATGTTGTTAGTTGGTTTTATCGCCAATTGGTTAGCAATGGGCACTTGGGTATTTATTATGTGGTTATTTGATATGCTCCCGCTGGTAATTGTAGTCAAATAATCTCTCCCTGATTGGGTAATTGTTATCTGAGCATTTTGAGTAAAATACGTAACGTATCCTTTTTCGCTTAATTGCTCCAAAAACGGGAGCCAATCCCCTATTTCTTCACGGAAATACATTTTATTATAGTCATTCCCCTGTTTGATTTTTTCTAAAACCTCTCTATCTGAAAGCATAAAAATTCTTATATTTACAATAACAAATCAATAACAGAATTTGAAGATATAGAAAATACTTAAAAAAATTGCGATAGTCGGAATCCGTATTCACTAAACGACCAAATTTAAAAGATACACGGGATTCAGATACATGGCACACGCAAGCGTGGGCTTGGTCTGTTTCCGTGTATAGGTGCTTGGTCGTACCTCTGAATACGAAACGGCTGAGTACCACGCAATTTTTATATACTCACCCCGTCCTGGTACAGCGGACAAACAACTAAAAAATGAAGACTGGACTATTCATTGCATTGGTGTTATTAATGGGCTGTGGAACTTCTAAAGATTCTGACCCAGCACCTATTAATTCAAATATTTCTTATTGGATTAAGCAAATTAATTACAATAATGAATTTACTGTAATGTGCACTACAGATCAGGGACGTATAACTACCTGTTCTATTGATACCGGAGGATCAACTCCATTAGTTATTAACATCAATATAGTCAATTCCTATTTAATCACTTCTTATCAAGATCATCCTGAATATGATGATACTATAGGGCGCGTGAATAGTTATGGGGATCTTTATGAAATATATGGATATGATGGGAATACTCCTAATACTGGGGATAGGACTTGGGATACCACTACTATAACTTACAATGTAAATAGAATCATCGTGGCCACTGATTCAAAGATAAAGTGTATGCCAGTTTCGGGGCCCATAGTCAATTATCATTTAGGGACTAATTATAGTGTAATAGGGAATTTGACGGTAGGATATAATTATACGAATTATAATGAAGGATCAGGTAGTGGGTCATATAGTGGAACGTTTACATATTATGATACACTTGACCAAGTGGGTATATATAATGCTATGAATTTTATAGTAGGATATAATATATACAATGTTGCACTTGGCAATATGATGACATCCTTAAATATAGCTCAAATGTTTAAAGGATATTTTGGGAGACAATTTCCTAAATTAATAAAAAAGAGAGATTATCATTTGTTTACTTCTCCATATAATACGACCTATACTTATGGATTTGACATTAATGGCAGACCAAGCGGAGTGACTTCTATTGATCGAGGGACTGATATAAGTTCAAAGTATTTCAGTTACTAAAATTTTAAAGCCCCATTCATTTGGGGCTTTTCTTTGGCTTGTGCTCAGCCACTAATTTCATTAACTGATCAAAGGTAGCATTCACATTTAAGGGCTTTTCTTTGGGCTTAGTGGCTTTTTTAGCAGGCTTTTTCATATATGTAATTTACTCATTTTTGCTATATTGGGAATCACTTAACCCTATTTTTATGGCCGGAACAATATTTGTATTTATTAGTCATCAGGAAAACACCGTATGTATTACAGAGCATGCCTTTTTAAGAAAACTTATTGGCTCTAAGCCTTTAAAAGTTGGTAGTATTTATAATGAAGCTGAAAACGCAATGACAGTAACCAATATCATTGTTAAGGCATTTGATGGATACCTTCTAGCACCAGAACACAGGGACGCTATAACGGGAACCGCTGAAGATTTTTCCATGCAGGTTGAAGTCATATATAAATTAGACAAGCCTAATAGTGCCTGTACATTCTTTACTCATCCTTAATATCAGACTTCCATTTGCCCTTAAATCCTCCCTCTAATATGAAAGGAGGGTCTATGCATTTGCGCAACAGGTCAATCATAACCTCACGGGTCTGTTTATTGATTATCAACATTTCTGCCTCAAATTCTGCTCTAGTTAAAAAGCCTTTCCCGTCTTGGTCACTACTGTATGTTATCCCCATAAATATGTTTGTTTATAATCAGTCTAAATACTATTTTAACTATGCCCCACAAACTCTATCCCATCATCAAAGCCCTTTGGTTTCTTCTTACCTCTTAAATACCCTGTTAATAACCCCGAGTTCCCCGGCTTCCTGGGGGAGACATACTTACCCACCCTCTTGGGGGGCTTAGCCGATAACAACACTTCACAATGCCTTTCAATAGCTTTCATTGCCTCAGTACACTTAAGAGACAGTACAAGCTTATACTTATGGGGGGTGTGCCCCGTTAGGGCGTTAAGATCAATCAACCAGCCTTCCAAACACAACCGAGCTAAAAAGAATCGCCCCCGTCTTGACTCATCCCAACTCATGTAATGTGTAATATCCTGCATTGAAGCCCCTTTATTACCCTCCTCTGCATTTATGCACGAAACAATAGACAAGATAATGACCTCGTAGAAATTCAAATGATAGTGTTTCTTACTGAATTTATGCACTTGTTTTTGATATGCCATGAAACGAAGCAATTCAGAGCCATTAGAGAGAGGACAAACTCCTGCCTTCTTATCCCTCTTCTTATTACGTGATGGTTCTAATACGGGCATCCTATTGCTTTCTATTGCTATATGTACCGATCCAATAACCCAACAGCCCTGTTATCCATATAACCTCAGAGTCACTCAATAATCCGGATCGTAATGCCCATATTGATAAAATACCTAGCAAACTCATTGATATTAAGATCTTTGCTATTCTAATGTCGTTTATATCCATAAAAACTACCTAAGATTATTATTAGCAATGTTTAAAATTGTAAGCAAAAGGTGAAACAAATGCGTGGCTACTTCTTTTAAAGAAGGCAAACGCTAATATAAAGCTTTGAATAACAAAACAATAACGAAATAACGTTATGTTAAATAGAACTTTCCCGTTAAATAGTGCGAAATATCCCGAGGGTATATCCGAATTAGTATAACATTTCCAAGAACGCTCACTTTCACTACATTTAAAACCTTTAAAACAGAGCGCAAAGAGGCACAATTCTAATGATCGTATAATATTGAGTATATTATACGGAAATGCTTTATTTGCTTTATGTTGTTGTATGTCAGTCATTTGCTTTATCGGTTGCTTATCTTGGGCGAGAATCCCCGTATTTCGACCCCAATGGTCTGTCAAATCCCGTTTTAAAAACAGGGACATACCGGGGGTGTGTATACAGGTTGGTTCTCCTAGACATCACACTTCCTTCTTTTTTTTATTTTGACTAACATCTTTTCAAACCAATTCATTTGATTCTGATACTTTATTTTACTGAACTCTTTATTCAAGGCTGGCTTTATATCGTGTTTATTCCAGATCTTATATATCATCATGTGGCAGTGATTGCAGACATTTAAATCTGGTTCACTGGCGTTATTTGGGTCTATAATATGAGAAATGCTGCTTTTGATCCTACAGCAGTCACACAGAAACACATCGTCTCCTGCTGCTCTTTGGTTAGGAGTAAACCTGGGGTGGTACCGTAAGGCTAATTCTTTTATTCGAATTGTCTTAAGTTTTAACACCCTGTTTTGTAGTCGTTGTAGCTCAAAGGTCATAACGTATCGCTTTTCTCTCTAAGGAACTTGGATATCTTAGTTAGGAGGTCTTTTGAGGAAGAAAGTATCGCTTGTCCTTCTTCAGAAGATGCTGTTGGGATTTCTATTCTATCCAATAGATTGGCGAAGTTGACTATTTTAAGCTTATCGGGCTGTCTGGCAGCTTTCTTTTCTTCAGCTATCTTAGCCTTAGCTTCTGCTGCTTCTTTCTCCTGAGTGTCTTTTATGGCCTTTTCTTCGGCAAGTTTCTTGGCGAGAAGTTCAGCTTCGAGTTTTTGACGTTGTTCTGTTTCGATGCGGAGCTTTTCTGCGTTTTCGAATGCTATGCGATCGGCTTCGGCTTTTTGTGCAATTTTTTGAGCTTCGCTCCTTTTAACTTCTTCCTGGTGTTTTTGGAAGAGGTCGTTATAGAAAGTGGTCCATTCTGCGTCTGACATGTCCAGAGCTTCGATTTTGTCCTGAGCACCGATCGTTATGAGTATAGTAAGTCTTGCTTCACGTTTCTTTTGTTTGTCGAGTTCTTCCTCTTGTTTCTTTTTGGCTTCTGCGGCAAGGATACGAGCTTGTTCTTCAAGGGCGGCCTTTTCGGCTTCCATTTTCTTCACTTGCTCATCATGGAGACGTTGTTTCTCTTCAGCTTCTTTTTTGAGTGCTTCGTTCTCCAGTCTAATGCGTTCTCTTTCCTGGAGCTCAGCTTGTTCTTTGGCGAGTCTTTCTTCCTCATCTTTCTGAGCAAGTTGCTCAAGCTTCATTATGTCAACTTCGATCTGATTCTTGAAGGCATCAAATTCGTCTTGGGATATTTCCCCTAGATTAAGAGTGCTCATACGGAATGAAGTGATGGCATAGTCACCCATTTTTTCCAATGTTGCCGCCCGTTCTTGTCTTAGTGCTTCTTTTCTGTTGGCTTCCTGGATCTCCGCGAACTTTTCTTTCTGCTCCAGTTGTGTTTCAATGGGTTCGATAAGGTTCTTGAGAACTTTGGCTATGGCATCGATTGTCTGCCCTTCACGTAGGGAGTCATCCTTGAGGAATTTTCTGGTCTTTTCTACCTCTACACGTTTCTCTTTGAGAAACAAGCGTGCTTCCCGGGCCATCTTCATTTCAGCTTTCTGGGAAATGTCGGTAATGACAAGTTCTTTGGTCTTGCGTTCCCATTCAGCAGCTATTTCAAAGTACCCTGTGAATTTATCAAGGAGTATTTGAGCTTTAGTTTTTTCTAGTCCGCTGGATTCTACGATCAGGGCTAATTCAGATTTTTGAGTTGTTTCTTGATTCATGTTATTTTAACCTTTGTTTAACCAGAGTATCTATTGATATCTCTAGGATGTTTGACATTTGAATTAGTTCTTCTAGTTGAGGATATTGATTCCCTGCAGTAAGATCATATAGGCGGTGGGTATTTGGATACCCGAAGACGATAGCTGCTTCCTTTTTGCTCCATCTCTTTGCGCGGATGATGGTGGAGAGGTTTTGGGCAAAGATGGTTATGTCTACTCCGGGGAAGCGGTTTTTATGGGTTATGTTTTTCATTTCTATATAATTACTCTACTCCCTTACTCATTAACCATAATACTCCTAACACACATACTGCAATACATATTATTGCAACCACCTGGGCTGCTGGATGAAGATGTTCCATAGTTAAAATATTTTCGAGCTACGCTCAGTTAGTTAAGTTGCGATTAATTTCTTGTATCCAACTGTCAACTTGTGACTTATCATAGTCCATTATCTCAGCATAGAAGGTCTTCCTGCGTTCGGAAACAAGTCCGATGCTGATCAGGGTGGTGCGTTGTCTTAACCCAGTAAATTCCGTATCGAAGAATATTTTAGTCCGTTTCATAAATTAATCAACAAATAGTAGGTAGTAAATAATTGTACATAGTGTAACCATTGATCAAATCCTATACTTACAAAGAACTCATGAGTCCTTTCTTCTGCATATAGAGCAGAATGAGCTTTGCTAGTATAATAATCTGTAGCAGTGTGGCATAAAAATGTAATTGGAGAAAATAAAAGAATATACACATTATGTATTGCCATAAGATGAATTACACTGACCAATAGCCATATTAAACTGTAGCTAAGTGTATGTGAAAGAAGCCTATTAAGACTCTTACTTTTACCTTTAGCATCCTGGTCTGTTTGTAAAACAAAGTCTGCAAACCAGTGAATAAATAAAATTGTCAATATTGTAATTAATGTACTTAGATTCATATCTATATTTCGTTTTAAAATTAAGCCTTACACGCATTCTGCCAATGACTTGGGAAGGATAATCAACAACCTTCCTTACTCCATGGAGCAGTTTATCAAACTATAGCCCTTATAGAAAGATCTGGGTAAACTATATTTATGATGCAGTGTCTTCAAAGTTCCGGCAAAAGATACTCTTATCTCCATGGACCCAAATTTACTTATAAAATGCTTGTAGTATTCTAAATCATATATTATTCATTCTCTGCCTCCTGTTTTTCTTCCCATTCCCGATACATCTCTTGTTCTTCAGCATCGAGTTTCCTTATTCCATTTTCTTCTATTTGTGACCAGGATAGGTCAGCTTTATAAATAGCAGAGTCTTCACTTGTCCCCTTTTGGAAAATGACCGCTCCTTCGCGTGTGTTGATCTTGTAAATGTTCATGATTTAATGTATTTTTCAAACCTTTTTCCATATACTCCAGAAGTAAGCTCTTCGATAGCTAATTCAAGGCGAATATTGGTCTTGTCAATGTAATTCTGATCGTATGTCACGTCTAGCCAATGTAATTTAAACTCTTCTAGCTTCGCTGCTGGATGATAGAAAATAGCTTTCCAATTATGGACTCTAGAACATAGCATGTTCCATTGTATTTGACCATAGAAATCTTCTTCTATCTCTTCAAAGGAAGTGTTATCCACTATCTCAAGACACATATCATGCTTTTTCCACTGGAGACACTTAACTTCAACTCCAAAATCCTTATTTACCTCCATCCCATCAGGACTAGCTCCTGAGAACTGTGGAAATGTAGGATGAAGAAAGAATTTAGGATTATTATTCCCAAAATGTTCCACGTGGAACCCTGTTTCGGCACAAAAGGCCTCTATCGCTTCTCCTTCGTACATGTGGCCGTGCTCAGCCGATGGTATTCCAGTAAGATCATAAGCCGATTCAAGGCAAACAATCTCTCCTCGAATTTCCCGGATATAGTTCATAGCGGTTACTCCGAAAATCTTCCCCTTCTTCTTGCTTACCTGATTGAGATCATTGATCCGACTAGCGGTAAACTTGCCTAGTCTCTGTTTCTTCCACTCTTCGTTATCATCAAAGAATCCCATTATTTAGCTTCTCCAGCAGGATTTTTATCTCCGAATAGATTGCCTACATTAGCCTTGGCCTGCTCTTTCTTATCTTCATTATCCACCACTGTATGAGATATGTCTCTTGTCTCTCCAGCGTCTCCATCCATGATTTCAGTACCATTGATAGTATTAAACAACCATACACGTGCCTTACGGGTAGCTTTTCCGATCACCGCATCAAGACCCATGTAAGCATTCATTTTAACCGGGATCGGGATTTCTTTCTCTTGGGACTCACCATTGTAGGTCCATGATATCTTCATAGTAATAGCAGCACTACTCTTGTCGCTATTCACATGGGGCAACCCTGGTACGATGTCGTACTTCAATCCTTTGATGTTCTTCAGTAAGTGTCCAGCACCTTCTTTGGTGATATACATGTTACCAGCAATAATATTAAACTGGTTACTGTGAGGTTGTACCCCAGTAAGCACCGCCTCAATAAGACAGTTCTTAACTACATCTTCCGGATAACCACCTTTGTCATCCTTGTCGGTCCGAAAACCAAGCTTATTCCCCTGCATGGCCATGATGTTTTTCATGTACTCGGGGGTTAGATTCTTCTTTAGCTCTACTATTGCAGTAGAGATAAGATGAGCCTTCTCAAAACCAAATAAGCCATCGGCAGTAAGCACTGACGCTACGCTGGTATTCAAATCTTTAGAAGCGGTAGTAATGGGATCTTTTTTTGCTATTTCTGTTGACATATTAATGTATATTTTTCTTGAATTTAATTAAGTTATACTTCACCATCCGATAAATCTTAATATTCCCATAAACAATCAGGCATGTTATTACCACTACATAGCATAAGGTGCCTATATAGTTCATGAGAATTTTGAATCCATCCCCGTTCTGATCGTAAATAATTTTTATGATTTCATGCGCGAACCAAGTGAGCGTTACTGTAACTGACAGCAATAAAAGAATCACAAACCCAACCATTCTCCATACCTCTACATTGGATGGATCTATCAATATACTCTTGCCTTGATTATACAATTTCTTCATTGTATTTCAAAGGTACAATAATAATTCAATAAAACAATAAAGACTTAAAGTTTTTCTTTATACACTGATTCCCAGTAACCTATCATCTCATCTAGCATGGTCTCGAAGGTGTAAGTAGGCTTCCATCCTTTTCTTCTTATCCTGCTGGAGTCTCCCTTTAGATATGGAAGTTCTTGAGGTCGCAGGAATTTAGGATTCTGCACTACGTAGTTGGTGTAATCAAGATCTAGTTTGCTAAAAACATAATCGCACATCTCTCTTACTGATCGGGTTTCCCCGGTAGATACCACGTAATCAGAAGGTTCTTCCTGGATAATAATCATCAACATAGCTTTTACATAGTCTTTAGCATGTCCCCAGTCCCGGTAACTATCCATATTGCCAAGTTCCAACTTATCCTGAAGGCCAAGTTTAATTCTTACTGCAGCCTTTACTACTTTATTGGTAACGAAATTTGATCCCCTGCGCGGAGACTCGTGGTTAAAGCAGATGGAATTACAGAGATGCAACTTATAGGCTATGCGATAATTTCTAATTAAAGAGTAAGCGAATAGTTTACTACATCCATAAGGAGAGACTGGTGTCATGTGAGTGCTCTCTCTTTGATATCCGTCCTCATCTACGCTATCTCCGAACATTTCACTACTACTCGCCTGTAGTAGCCTTGCCTTGGGACAATTAACGCGCATCGATTCTAATAAATTAAGAACGCCAAGAGCATTAGCTTGGACAGTATAAGATGGGATGTCGTAGCTAATACGAACATGGGACTGTGCCGCCAGATTAAAAATGTAATCTGGCTTTATTGCTTTCAATATCATATCAATTGAAGCGGGATCAGTAAGGTCTCCGTAGAAGGTAGTTATCCTATCTTCAAGATGTGATATTCTGTTCTCCTGGTTCTCTGGAGTGCTATTTCTTCGTATCATTCCAAATACTTTAAACCCTCCAAGGGATAATAAATATTCAGCAAGATACGAGGCCGTTTGGCCCCCCGCGCCTGTTATTAATACTTTCTTCATTTGAAAATTGTCATCTTAGTTAGGTCGGGCCAGTTTTCTACTGACCATTTTCTTGGTTCTGTTGCTATTGCCTCTGGAAGCTTCTGTAGCCCTAGTGCAGCGGTTTCTGGCGTGGCGTAATAATGGTAGCCCATTGTATCAATATCTTGATCTCTCCAAGGAATATTAGGAAGTCTTCCATCGTAGGACATCTTCTTAAGTTGCAATGCATCATTTCTCTTGTCACATAAAATAATTCCTCCTCGACCCAAGCTTAAGTGTTTCTGATATTGAAAACTGACACACATAAATGTATTAGGTAAATACGAATCTTTTTTCCATAGAACAGCAGCATCAATTATTTCATGATCCAACCAATAGTAATCATTCCAATCTCTATCGTTAAAAGATAATTTTATATTTAGCTTTTTAGCTAACATAGGGATCGATAGGTATGTATGATTCGGACAGCAAATATGATCTTGTTCCCTGTATCTTAAACATAACTCTATTGCATGAGTACAGCTATCGGTCATAACAGCGAAAGGAGCTCCAAAGAACTCAGCTATCTTTTTCTCAAATTCTTCTACTACTTCGAAGTTCATATCTTGGTATTTTTAAGTAATAGATTTCCAAAGTTCTCACCCAAGTTGAATATATCAATAAGAATAAAATTAGGAAGCATTTCCAGGATCTTCTTCTTGGTAATCTGTCCTTCATACAATTCCTTATCGCTGAATTCTATGTATAAGAATCTGGTATGATTACTGAGTGTATTTATCCCTCCTAAAATAAAATCTTCTTCTGATCCATTAAGGTCTACCCATGCGAAGTCTATAGGACGAGGGAAGGCATGAAAAGCATACCAAGTATCTAGCTTAACGCAAGGAACCTTTATTGATCCATTAAACTCTACATCGGGGAATAAGTTAAGATGCTCCTTGGCTTTCTTAGTAGAGCCGCTGGCTGACCAACTTTCTTGGAAGTCGAAGTGTCTACGAGTATCACTATAGCTTGGATAAAAGTCTATAGGTCCGTCTACATTTCCCATGGCCATAGGATAAAGAATCATCTTTTTGTTATTGCCATTGAACTTATCGAAAAGTTGTTGTGAGCGCGGATCAGCTTCAAAACAAACTACTTCACACTTGGGCATTAACTCTGCTATTTCAGCTCCGTCCGAACCAGTATAACATCCTACATCCAGTACAAAACATTGATCATGCCCTATTAATTCTTTAATGTACTCTTTTGAAATCTCCTTCATTTTCACTCTTTTTTCATGGTCTTGTATATATGATATGTCAAATATTTCTTCACAGAATGGGCACTTTATCGCTTCATGATGTCCACATACTGAACATGGAACATCTTCTTTGTGCCAATCTTCTTCGCTGGAGTGGCAACCGCAAACTGTACACCGTAGGCTATTTGACACACTCGACATTTAAGCTAATTAGTGTTCCTTTTTCTTTATCTCTATCTGGAAGCATATATGCTTGGCTGTGATCATCTATGTGAGCATGTTCAGTCTCTCTCCAGTTGTAGAGTCTTGTATCCTTAAATCCAGCTTTATGAAGCACGGTAGCCAGAGAGTTGAAGTCATAAACCTTTTTGTGATATATAGTCTTGTCTCCCATTTTCATTTTTCCGTATAGCGGACCTTCAATCATTTTTATACTATGAGTCCATACGTATATCTCGGCAAGTGCATCAAAGTCTGGCGTAGCTAATCGTAAGGTACCCCCTTCTTTCAGTACTCTTTTCCAGCAATTAAGTAAGTAAGAAAATTCATCTTCGCTGAGATATGCAATTAAATGTGACGCATAAATAACATCAACTGAATTGTCTGGCACGTATTCACAGTATATGCTATGACTTGTTACATGGTCAAAAGTTCCTCCATCAATATGAATCCAATCCTTGCCGAAGTAACGTTTCCCGCATCCGATATGTAATTTCATAATATCTCTAGTTGTTTCATTTCATTAATAACTTCTTCTGGTATTCCTTCTAAATTCAGAGCATACAGATCCCACTTGCGCACTCCTTCATTGAAGGCGATCGGAGCTTCATTCTTTTCTAAGCATAAGTTTAAGAATTCATCTTCTACTTTCTCCTGACACTCGAACTGCCATGGATTTAATCCTGGAGTCATATATCTCAATAGATAATCTCGATTCCATATTGCTGGTTGAGTAGATAGTCGGTACTCTGATTTTTGTGGAGTCATATAAATGTCTACATAGTCAACTACGCCATATAATTGATCATATTGTTTATAGCTATCATTAGTTAATCCTATTCTTCCTATTGGATCTCCCATACCATCGATGGCGAATTGAGTGGCCAAGCGTATGTTTCTATGGTTTACCGGAGCCTTAAAAAACGAATCTTCCATACACCAAATCACGTATTGATCCTGTAACTCAAAGTATGCGCGTAGGTCTGTACTAAAATTCTCTGGCCCTCCTATCTGTTCTCCAAGAGATACAAATGTGAAGTTGTCAGGAAGTTCGCATGTAGGCGTTTTATATCCCACTATTTCTACTTGCTGATCTGAGCCCCAGAACCTATTAAATAAGAAGCAGAAGACGGGTAATAAATGTCCGTAGCGATTTGATGTTGTTACTATTACCTTCATATAAAAACTTTGTCTAATTCTTGTCCTTGATATGGACCTACCTTAAATTCCAGCACCTGTGAATCATCTTCTAAACATTCATAATTGTGCCCACCTTGTAATGTAAACGATGCGTCTCCGGCCTCTATGATTCTTTCTGCAAGTAACTCTCCGTTCAGATCATAGAATATACACTTAACGCTTCCATGTATACATACCCAAGACTCTTGAGCAATAACTCTTTGTGGGCCATCCTTCCAAATATGTTCGTGTGGAGCGAATGTCTTGCCTTTATTTAACCCAAGCATTGAACACTGAAGAAATTGGTCAGCATCAATAATGTCTTGTCTGCCGTCGATAAAATCTTTTTTCTTCACGATTATATGAAGAAGCGTATCCAGCTTGGTCCTTGAATATATTTTCTCCATTATATTTTTCTGGTTTCATCGTAAACATCTACACCCCTTCCTTGTCCTCTGGTAACTCTTCCTGCAAATTCATCGAAGATAGAGCCTATGTCAATAGCAACTCCACCTTCCATTGCCCACTTGGCACAATAAGCCTTTCCAACAATACCACCACCCACAAGAAGTAGTTTGCCTTCATTGCCATGTTGTCTTATCCAATCGGAAGCTTTTAGAAAAGCATCAGGGTAGTGCTTATCCCCTTCATAAGAAGACTCGAAAGCCATCTCTGGAGGAATGATAAATGAATGAACTTCTTTTATATTGAAGTGATCTTTTAATTCCTGATCAAGGTTACGGCAAGATATGTAGTATAGTTCATCAGTGTCCTGAAGCATCATATCATAATACCCGCCTTTCAGGAAGTCGTAGTGAATATCTATACTACAATAGTGATCTACAGAAGCATAAATACCAGTCTCGTTTATGATCGTAATAACTTCAGCCCAGAAATCTTTCTTGTCAACATGTCGCTGGGTAGACACTCCAATCATGTCGCTAAGATGATAAGTGTCCATCAGGTTCTTGGTAATCAATTGAAGATCCTTGTAGTCCGGCACAAAGCCAAGTTGTCTTTTCATTACGAAGTCAACCTGATCTTTGTTCCCCTTAAGGAACATCGCTTCTCCATCACCAAATCTGGTTAGGCAGAATGGTATTTTCCTATTTAGATGACTCATTATTATTCCAAAAGCCTGCTCCGTAGATATGTTTATCATGCTATTTTTATGTGTTTATTATACTGGAAGAATTCATTGTCAGTCTCAATTAATTTGACACTCTTCTTTCCATTGAAATGTAGCCATACTATGTATGAAAACATAGCCTGATCGAAGTTTGTAAACTGACAGCACTTGGCCCACCACTCATCCATCACCTTGTTGGTATGATAATTATTTCCAATGCCGAATACTGTAGCCCTTAAAAGCCTACAATCATTAGGAACATTTTCTCTTCTGAAGAAATCAACCTCTGATTGAAGATCCTGGTGACCATACCTAACTTTAAGGTATTCTTTTCCGTCTTCGATAGCGTTTATAATGTATTCGATTTCCTCATAGACATTATCGCGATCATTATGAGCATAGCAAACTATTTCAGCCTCCTGCTCGATAGCATCAGCGAATTCTTTTACGAACCCTTCTGATACCACCTCTACTCTACCATCTAAGTAGATATACATATCATAATCTGGAAGTATTCTATGGAGTTGAGTTTTTAGATACTTAGATTTCATTCTATTGTCAAGCCCACTCATTGGGAACGGAAGATTGCTATCTGTGAAGCAGAAATAATCATATCCTATGCTCTGTGATGGAATAGGCTTCACATCATCTATCTCTCCAATATTAACAGTTACTACAGCTATTTTCATCATTTAAATATACAATAATAATTCAATAAAACTAAGGTTTCTGATCTAGTATAGTAAGTTCATTATTTAAGTGCATCTGTATCAGATCAATTATTTCATTATATTTTTTAGGGTCATCCATGGATAAGGATAAGAGACGATCAATAGTGTTTCCGCGATCATAAAGATCATTTAAACTTTCGTCTGCATTTTTCTCAAGGTCATTGCATAATTTATTAAAATGACCTAGCCCTCCATTGAGTCGGAACTTCATTTCTCCTGTTACCTTATCTTTTAATACAAGCGCCCAGTTGGAGGCTTGGTGAACATGTACCATGAGTGCCACCATGGCCAAGCTATGATTATCCTTTACTCCCATGAAATAGTTATTTCAGCTTCTGTCTTACTTGATTTTACCATGTATCCACTATCTAGCATGATATCGATATATCTATGATGGGTGGCGATATCCGCTACATTATATTTTATTTGCTTGAGACCATTACAGGCAGCATTTCTTATCAGTGAATCGATAAGAAATAAGTCACTGTTAATCGATAGGTCATACAATAGCTGGGCTTCCTTGGCGTGGATCATAGTTTTCAGTTTTTATGTGTTTGTCCAATGGTTGAATTTCTTGGGTCCAGTATCTGTAAGGGATTTCTGGCCATTCATATTGATACCAGATGCCGCCTTTCCATTTTCTGTACAATTTATAATGCTCTTTGTTGCTTATAATGAAAGCCGTATAAAGTACTGTTGAAATACTAATGATCAATATTGCTACTTCCAGATTCATAGGTATCATATTTAAGTGTAATCTCTGTTGTTAGATTGAGCCATTCTTTTCTGTTTCGGTCAAGAGCTTCGTAACACTCCTTGTCGAATTTCTCCCATCCTTTTTCTGTTGCATCGTCATTTAGATCAAAGTAATCGACTTTAGTGTGTAGTGCCAGTTCTGATTCTTCAGTATAATCTATCAGATCTTGTTTCCCCGGCTTAAGAAGGCCAATTCCATGATCCATATTTAGCACACACATATCGAGAAATGGCTCTTTTCTTCTAAGGGTTACCCAAGCTTTCCAAACATCGCCATTCCATACTCTATTCATGCGAGGAACTGTTTGTGCCTCTACTGATTCTGGATTACAGTCATGTAACACTATAGTACCATTGGCCTTAAGGAACTTAAGAGAATTCTGAATATCCATCAATACTTGATCTTTCTCATGAAGTCCATCCAAGAAAATAATATCAAACATCTCAATATTATCATTAAAGAATTGATTTGAAGTTTGGAATATTGTAGCCTTGGAATACTCCGAAGGATCTACTCCTACCTTATATTCACATTGAATTTTCTTGAAGCACTCGCCATTTTGAACACCAATCTCTAGGTATCTTTTATATCCCATAGCCTTGATAAGTCCATTGATAACATCAAATCTTTGTGGGCGCTCTTCAGCCTTCAGCTCTATTTTGTGTAATTGGTCTTGCATTGTGTTTATTTAACATGAAGTGACTAAATATTGTATAGAATGGTATGTATGAGAAACTAAACTCATTGTGCCATGCGGTGTAGTTGAAACTTAATTGATCGCGAGTAGAATGTCTTCTTATTTCATCAAACCAGTTCTCGCAGAATTCTATAGTATGCTTGTTTCTTTTTCTAAGAATTATTCCACTTGCAGCAAGTCCTATATTCATAGGAAACCCTTGTTTCCAGTAGAAGTTCATCTGTTTGGTCATGACCTCATTGCTATCCTTCCTGAGCCTCATGCAGGCCGTTACTTCATTGTAAGCACAGTCCCTATCTGGATGCTGAAGTATAGTAAATTGATTGTGATAATAATTCGACCAGAATTCATCTAAGTTACACATGATCCACATTGAGGCATCGTGCCAAATAGAATATTCTGCCTTTATGAATTTATGAAAGTTTATTTTTATGTATCTAGCTTTCCGAATATCATCTAATCCTTGGAGTGCTGGATGATCGCTAATATCTACAATAGTCCATACTTCAGAAACTAGGTCAGGAGTATCTGTGAAGCAGATATATTCCCATCCTGGAGTATATACTACTGGTTCTTTAAGGCGATCATAATTGCCGATGATGGCAGTGAAGATTATTTTCATTAGTAATTAATTTCTCTTTGTCTTAACATAGCATCGGCAATTTTAAATGCGTCATTCGCAATTTCATCTTGGCATTGTGTGCCATGGTTACTAACCGCATCATTTTTAGTTTTGTTAATCAAGGCTTGCATTGCTGATGCTGCAAAATAGTCTCTCAATGTCATCCCAGTTTCTGGCATTAATGGATTTTGATTTCCAAAACTTGATTCCGTATAAGCAATAGGAAATGCTGCGCCCACTGTATCTATTTTATCATTCATACTATATTAAATGTTGATTATTTTTAGCATATCCATTTCTGTATTTATGGAAAAGATAAACTCCTTCCATTAAGTAAACCTTCTCTCCTTTGGATATAGCCTTCCAGTGAATATCATTGTCCACCCCAAGCATACCATCTTTAAATCCTCCGATAGTTCTCCAAGCTCTTTTGGATATTAGGATCATTACGCCTCCCATGGGATCGTCAGTCCCAAATGCAGTAATGTCTTTTACCTGATCATATTTTTCAATGCTTAATAGGGCAGCTTTCTCATCGTGCATTAGAATATTATTTTCCCACCACATCTCAGGCTCGCGCTGATATATACAACCTATCCTATTAGTCTTACAGGTAAATATTTCACATTCTGGATATTTCTTAACTATGTCATATAACTGAGTGCCATAGTTACTTGTCAGGAACATCGTATCCCCATCGCAGAAGCAAGCATAGTCTTCTTCTGGCAGAAGTTCCATAAACTCATTGTAAGCCTTCCCAATGTTCTTTTCTTGAGACCAGGGCATATTAAACCATATCTTCATTTCTTGTATCGCTTCCCTCCAAGATTAGAAGATCCATTGTGCCATGGTTGATGCTTGTGTCCAGATTTAACACAACTTACTAACAGAACAGTTGCCCATAAAAAAGCATATAATGCCATTACAATAATGATCGTTTTTCTCATAAAGTACAAAGTATTTCGTGTTGACGCATTGTATAATATTCAACTCCCTCAATGGTAGTTTTTACATCATAGTTTACTGGGAAATAACAAAGGTCTCCTATGGCTAAATTAGCCTCATCTCCGATCAATGGAGTGCCCACATGGGCAACTATTCCTTTCCTTTCCTCTGGCTTAGCTACAGGCATGAAAACTCCAAAGGAAGTCATTTTACCGAACACTCTATGTCCAGCTATATTTTCTTCTACTATTCCTTCTCCATAGTATGGTTTTAGTAGAATATGTCCTCCGATCATGATCATTTCATTGTCCCTGATGGCACAGATGATTTGAGTATAGGGAACTTTATAATAAAGACCTCCCTCCCATTCCAGAATATTATGTTCGCTTATTTGCGTGTAATAGAAGTAGATCCTATCTCCTACCTGGACTTCTTCTACAATTGAATCTATATATTTAGGAGCATCGTTGAACCATACCACAGGCTCGGACTCATCTTTTCCTCCTTTGCCGAGCCTGTCTGGTATAGCTACCACTTCTCCGAAAATCCTTACGTAATTGTTAGGGTTGTAAGACCCATCTTTGTGAGCATCGAGTTCTACCATCAGGTGAATTACATGTCCGTTTCCGAAAATGTATTCATTCTCTGATTTCTTCTCCAGCTTTACTAAAACTATATTCTTAGGTATTCTCATTTATTATAGTTAATTAACATTTCTCTTGGGTATCGAAGAATAAATCTCCCTATTTTATGTTCTAAATGAACAAGTCTTCTTATTTGGGATGGAGAAAACCATTCATCGGTATCAGATAAATAGAACCATTTTTTCTTCCATGTAGCCCTTCTTATGAGACTAGGTTTTATTTTCGACATAATACTCCCCTATCTTCTTTTTACTAACTGGAGTAGTGATCATTTCAGTTACCACCTTAATACCACTCTTCCTCATTCTTTCCACTACTACAGCAAGCCTGGAGACATTAAATAACCTCTCACATTTCTTGTGGGTAAGCTTGTTCCCAGAAAGGAGGTAAGCTCTCACTTTGTCGTATTCTGATTGATTTGCCATAATATTTTTTTTAAAACCTCACTAATTTCTCAAATTTCTCCACTCCATAGGCATTCGTTTTCTTAAGCAACGGGAGCAGCTCATCGGCCCGCATCACCTCCTTGGTGATTTTATTTTGCTCCATCCAACTCTTGACGCCCATTTCGCACGACCCCGTGAGCAGCCTATAGTGATTCACTGTGATCATCGTGTCCTTATCAATTGGCTCATTCTTAAGCTTTTCTGCTACGATCTTGAACTGCAAATCTCCAAATGCTTTCTGTAGATCTTCCCCATGGGCGTAATATTCCCCCTTGTTTACCACGAAGAAATGCTCGTCTCTGTTAACCTTTTTTGCAGAATAAATTTTGAACGTCTCTTCGTTGATCGTCTGCTGCTTCTCGCTCAAAACTTCGCAGAAGATACCGTCGATGTAAGCGTAAATCTTGTCGTTCTTTTCCCAGAAAAAGTTGCGGTTGATCTTCGGCAGCGCCACTGTTGCCCCGATGTGCTTGTTGCCGTTTTTCCAATACAGGTACCCGCCCACGGTGGGGTTGAAATTCTCGGGGATCGAGGTCAGCGAGCCAAGGTACAGGTCCCCGCCCACGGTGGGGTTGAAATTTTCGGGGATCGACGTCAGCGAGCCAAGGTACAGGCTCCCGCCCACGGTGGGGTTGAAATTCTCGGGGATCGAGGTCAGCGAACTAAGGTCCAGGCCCCCGCCCACGGTGGGGTTGAAGTTGTCGGGTATCGAGGTCAGCGAGTGAAGGTACAGGCTCCCGCCCACGGTGGGGTTGAAGTTGTCGGGTATCGAGGTCAGCGAGCTAAGGTTCAGGCCCCCGCCCACGGTGGGGTTGAAATTTTCGGGGATCGAGGTCAGCGAGCCAAGGTACAGGCTCCCGCCCACGGTGGGGTTGAAGTTGTCGGGGATCGACG